CGGTAGTAAAAGAAATATTTTCACCGTCTTCAGAGATATCCACCCCATGCAAAACATTATAAGCTTCATTACCACTATCAATTTTTGCCTTAAGCCTTCCAATACCATTAATATCAATAATTTCGGTAACGCCGAAAATTGGTCTTTTGAAAAAATCCTTAAAAGGTTCCATATAAGATATTTATTGATTTTAATTATCTTTTCATTTAACATGTTAGTATGGATAATATATTTAAGAAATGTACAGAAATTTCGTATGCTCTTTTAAAGAAGCATGGTAATTATCGTTGCAAGCATTTTTCATTTATTTTTCATAAAAATAGATTAATTTCTATAGGATTTAATAATCCCAATAAAACCCATCCAAAAAATTTAAAAATAGGTTTTTTTAATAGAAGAGGAGAGGATATTTCAGATACTATAGGCGTACATAGTGAATTGTCTGCTATCCTAAAATTAGGAGATGAGGATTGTTCAAGATTTACATTAGTCAATACTCGTATTAATAGAAATCATAAATTAGATCTTTCAAAACCGTGTGAGGGCTGTACATCTCTCTTAGATCAACTTAATTTTAAGAGAGTTTTTTATTCTACAGGTAAAGATTACCAATTCTTACAACTGTAGTATTTCGGTGTACCGGGTTTTGCAGAACTACACTTATGTCTTGCTCTAAATGATTTTCTTTTTTTTGAATTTGATTTTTTTATTCTTAATTTTGGATCACCATAATGCACTCTTTTGAGTTTACCGTTAACTCTTGCGCATCTCATATATTTTTTGTCTGATCTTGTTGATGATTGTTGGCCTGTGACCTTTGTACATCTAGAATTTTTCTTTTCTTCTATTATATCGTGTTCTAATTGATTAATAAACGCTCTTTCAAATAACATAAAAATATTTAATGTTTTTAATAAATATTTATATGTTTGCAAAAGACTATCACCTTTTAAATGAAATTTATTCTAATAAAATAAATGAAATGAATGTTGGTCCTCATGGTGATAATGAGGACGTTTTACCGAGCCCTTCTCAGATTCAGAAGATAAAAGTACCTCAACGCACTTGTATGAAAGGTGAAAATGAAGAAAAAAATGAAGATTGTGAAGGATTCGATGCAGCAACTTACGATAGTAATAGCAGGATGTCTAGACAGCTTCTATTTAGAATTCATAAACTTTCTGCAATGTTACATGATTTATTAAATAACAAAGATAATGTAGAAGCCTGGGTTTTAAGCAAAATAACTAATGCTCATGATCAACTAGAATCAGCATTCGGTTATGAAGACTATGAAAGCGCATTGAATAGCTCCGGTCTCTCTGAAGTAGAGGAAAATAATGAAGAAACTTTAACTAACGCTATTTCTAATGGTAGTGATAATATTCTTAAGCTATTAAGATCTACTTTAAAGAAAGAATCTAGAGAAGTTTTGGAAAAAGTGCTCTTAGAAACAATAATTTTACTAGAAAAAAAATAAATTACTTTAGTTTATTTAAAAATAAATTATATATTTTTGGATCAAATTTACCCAATATAGACGTTACAATATTCTTTTTTTCTTTTTCCTTTGTTTTTTTAAATAGTTCTCTCAATTCTGATGCGCTTGAAATATTCTTTCCATTTATCTGAAAGGATATAGTTCCCGGAGAGTAAATATAACCATGTCCATCCGGTTCTTTAAAGGGAACCATATCATTTAAATTTTTAAATGGCTGAAAATAAGAAGGTGTTCCTTTTTTAGTAATACCAAATTTAAATCTTGGATCTTCTTTCATATCCTTTTCACCTACAACAAATATAGCTTTCGTAAAATTTGGATCATATTTACTCAAAATTTCAACAGGTTTATAAGGCTGCACTGTCTGGACAATCTCCGATTCTGGTATACCTGCTGCTATCATAATAGCTTTTTTTTCTTCAAAGTTAAAGGGGTATCTTTCTGGTTCTTGAGTACCTGCTTTTAAAGGTATGTCTGATGTTGCAATGTAAAAATCCGCTCCTGGAAATTGCTTTTTTGCAAGTTCATAAAATTTTTTATGCCCCACATGAAAAGGTTGAAATCTACCCGGGAAAATAACTACCAGATTATTATCTTTTTTTAGAATTTCATTTACCAATACATCAAATTTCATATTGACATTCCCGGGGTAAGCGTCCCTCTCAATATTGCTTTACTAAAAGGAGGGTTAGTTTCATAATTATGTATATTATTAATATTTGATATATTTTTTAATTGACCTTTGATCCCGTACTCTTCGTTTTCCGTTTTCTTTATACTTGCAAATTTTCCTGCTTCTTTACCGGTAATAAAGCTACCAGTAATTTTTAACGGATTAGGAGAAATAGATCTATCTCTTATTACAATACCTTCTTGATTCTGTAATCCTCCAAGCTTTGACGTCGCTCCAGCTTTCAAAGTATCACCCATAAGAATAGTAGCATGATAAAAAACAGCCCCATTAATAGCTTTTTCAATTGCATCTATATTATCGCCAAGATAATGATTCATAGGAATACCACCAATTATATTTTTATAATTTTCTAAACTCATTGCACTAATAGTTTTACCTGAAGCTAATTTTATTTTTTCAGCTTTTGGATTTTTTGCAGTCTGTAACCAAGAACTAAGAGGTTTTGTTACTATATTTTTTGTATCATAATTTACAGTAAAATTACTATTAAGAGCTTTATTAAAATTAATATCATTAAGATTGACACTAAATTCATGCTCTACATCAAAACCTTCTTTTTTTGCAATAGGATCGACTTTACTTATTAACGACTGTAGAGCTTTTTTATCATAGTTTATTTCCCTAGATGCTCTTCTTATACTTCCGCGAACGGGGCTTCTTACTTCAACAATTTCATTTAAACCATGAATAGCTAAAAAGTTATTAGCATAACCAATTACATTGGTAGAACCCTTGACATATTCCATATTGAAAAGAATATTTGAATTATCCCACATTTTTAATTTTTTAAGATCACTTTCAATACTAGGTATTGCTTTATTAAAAATATTTAAAACTGTTTTACCCGTTTCAATCATACCGTGTCCTTCCGGAAATCTTGAAGTTAGCCTACTTATAGTAACACCCTCAACATCTTCCGGTTTATTAGAACCTCTATCCATAGCAAATTCTTTATTTCCTTCTGAATTAGTAATAAGCTTTATTGAAGCATTTACACCATCTATTTTCACAGAAGAAGGTGTTTTTTTTAAACTTTTAACTATTTTATTAAAAATATTAATTAAATCTTTACCGGTATTTACTGCAGGTAGATCGAAAGGATGTGCCATATGCCCAGCAACACCCCCTTCTAAAAGAAATTGCTTAAATGTCATCATACAATTACATTAAAGCCACCGCGCGCTACCGTTCCTCCAGTTCCCGGACTTACATTCTTAAATTCTAATGATTTAGCTATACATTTGTTTAAATTATCATTATAGTTTGCAGAAAATTCACCTATTACTACTTGATTATCGGTAACGCCATTAAAAAATATAATATAACTAAATTTCTCTTCTACTTGATAATCTGCTATTTGAATTGCTGATACAATTTTTGCAGCGTAACTAGAATCAAACTTATTACCTATATCATTTATATATTTTAAAATTAAATTTTTATTAACATTTTCAGGATAAACAGAAAAAAGTACAATTTTATTAGCTAATTCAATTGGGTCCTTTGTGGCATTAAAATAATTTGTAAATGTTTTCATCTCTTTACCTTCTCTTCCTTCCTTATACGCTTCTACCTGATTTATTATTTGCGTACCGATGTTAGATTGAGTTAATACATCGCCTGCTTTTGCAAACGCTTTTAAATTTCCTATTTCCTTAATGTTATTTAAATTAAAAGTACCTGCGAGGTATCTGTTTGTTATGTCAATGAATAAGCTCTTATTTTTTTGACTAGAAGGAAACTTAATGTTTGGATCGATTCTTTCTCTAGCTTGACTAAAAAGTTTTTTAAGCTCTTCACTTGTCTTCATATCCATTTGCTGCAATTGCACTCCATATTCTTTTCTTAATGTGGCTAATACCCTTGTAGCAGCATCAACTGCACTCTTTCCACCCGGGCGGCCTCCACTTTTCTCAGTTGTTGAGCCCTTGACTTCCACCTTACGCCCATCACGAAACATTAAATCACCTTTCTCAGGATTAACCATTTCACTGTATAATGTAGCTAAAACCTCACCGGGCCCTATAGCTACACTACCCTCCATAAATACTAAATTTTTTTCAATATCTTTTATGAGATTTGCAGCGCCTAGTTGTTTGAGCTTAACAGGAAAATTTTTAACAAAACTACTGTAATTTTTCTCGGATAAGCTATCTTTAAAATTATTGAGAGATTTTTTTATTTTTAAAATAGCATTTATATCTTCAATTATTTCTTTTACAACACCTGTATTATTAGTTTTTAAGTTACGCTCTATTATCGTCATTAAAAGTGGAACACCTATCCCTATAGCTTCATTACCCCAACCCCCAGCTTGAAACCATTGTTTAATCAGCTCATTAATATTAGAAGTTATTTTTGTCTCTACACCCAGTAATTTACTAGCTGTATAATCGCTTGTAACAACTTCCTTTACTCTCCCATCATCAAAAGTAATATGTACTTTTGCTTCTTTTAGGATAGTTTGTCTAGGTAAAAGAGGTACAGGCTTAGCGAATGATTCTTTTAAATAAACATCCGATAAGCTTTTATATTGTTTTTTATTTTCCATATCATGATAGTTTTGGATCATTACTATATTTCTTCATCATGGAAAGAATTTGTTTATATTTGAACATAAAGTTATTTTCATTAATAGAATTTGCAAATTCCCTGTAATGAGTATTCTCTAATCTTTGAGGATTGTCCTCAAAAGTTTCGCTTGTGTTTATGGCATTTTGTAAGCCCTCTCTTACAGCTACAGCATTTTCTTTTGTTATAGGCTGGGAAAATAATGCATCAACCGAGCCAGACGGTACATTCATTATCAAAGCTTTAGCTAGTAATCTTACCATATCAACATACCCTTCAGGGGGCACAGCAGTTGGCTCATTCTTTGGAAGTTCTTGAGGCTGAGCAGCTTGCGGGGCAGGAGCTGCAGCATCTGCAGGTACCGGTTCCTGCTCGTTAATTAACTTGGAATAACGATTTAAAATATCATGAAATGCCATAATATTATTTATTTAATTAATTAATGAGAAGTTGCTTGGTTTTTAATTGGTTAAAATATGTTTGATTTAAAAAAACAAGATTATTTTTAAATGTAAATCTTTTTAATTTTGCAAATGTATACTTTTCGAAGGTTGTTAAATTTATACTATGCTTTATAAAGTTAAGTGTTTCTCTAGCTTTTCCATCATTTTTTCCTAGTAGATGATTAAAATAGTCAAACGAATACTTTGACGCATATATTCTAATGGGCAATAAACGAATCATTTTTAAAATAATACTGTAAATATTTTTAATAACTTCTTCTTCTTTAAAATGTTTTAAAATATGATAAGGTTTATTAATCTGTTTATAATCAAAGTAAATTATATTTTTTTCTTTATTTTTTAAATTTAATAGATATTCACAAGTTTCAAAAAAAATAAAATGAAAAAAGAATTTTCTCGCATCACTATTAATTCTTTCTTTTAGCAAATTATAACTATGAAGTTCATTTAAAAGTTTTATATCTATTTTTTCTAAAAAAATACTTTCGAAATTATGAATTATTATATTGTTAGACTTAAGTTCTATTTTTTCAATCACAATATAGTATAAGATAAAAAACCCAAGCAATCAAGACAATTTTTTTGGAGGCCTGCCTATACGTACATTAATAATACCGTTATAATATTCCTCTTTAAATAAAACCTCTTTTTCTATTTGTTCTTTTATTTCATAGTATGCTAACTCCCATTTTGAATTACAAAATCTTAATATTTTAAATGTAAAGTTTTCTTTTCCATATTTTATAATATCATTGTTGAGTTCAGCTGAAGAGCTTGTGTATTCTTTCCAATCTGATTCTTTTAGAGTAATTCTTTTGTTCTTTCTACCCTTTAAAGGTGCTTTTTTAATTTTTGAAATACATTGTTTTTTACCAATATATTTTTTATTAGTCACGTTATTTTTTATTTCGTAAATAAATCCAAATGCCTCAGTTACAAATTCTAAACCATCACTTAAACTCCAATGCCCTAGATCCATTATAAACCTGAAAATTTTCTTTTTTGAAATATTGATTTATTTTTTTTCTTTTTCTTTTTTCTCGTACCCGTTGCCCCTAAAGGGAACTGAACTCTTGCATCACCCGGGGCATAGGCTAAATCGTTTTGTGAAGGGAATTGATTTCCGGTATTACCTGGTGCTGTTGCTGTGCCCCCTCCGAACACACTACCCGAGCCCCCAGAGACATTATCTTCAGAGATTATTTTTAAAAACCTCTCTGCAAATAAATTATTTGATTTCATAGTGATTTATACTATTATTTAATAAATGCTTCTAGATGACTATATAAAAGAGCTTGAAAATGATTTAAAAATTGATGAGCTTTGTCTTAAAGATTATCAACTTAAATTACCTGGTATTAAGCATAAATGGGCTGGCAGATGTGTTAGACATAAACTAGAACTTATTGATCTTCAAAGAAAAAAAGATGTTATAAAGAAAAATATAGTTGAAAAAATTCAAGAGCAAAGCCCGGTAAAGCTAGCAACTCCAGTTATTGAAAGAACTGCTGAAAAGCACAGTGAATTTGTTGAAATTAATAGTAAAATAAAAGAACTTGAATTAATTGTTGAGTTGTTAGAGAAATCCGAAAAAACACTTAGCTCAGCATCATTTGATTTAAAAAACCTTGTTGACATTATTAAATTAGAAACTACATGATTCAATTTACTTTCGACAATAAAAAAAACCTTGGTCAAATCTCTGGTGACTTGTTTCAAGATATAAGAGAGCATTTTTCTGTAAAAAATGATGCAGCTTTTTTTGTAAGAAAAAAATACGGCAGGTTTCTACCTCAGAGGATTTACTCAATAACACCTACAGGTAAATTTGAGCCCGGATTATATTTTGAGATTAGAAAATATCTTTTATCCAAACAATATAACGGTGATATAGTTACTGACGATAGTTTTTTAGATATTATTAAACCATCTAAACAATGGGAGAAAAAAACTCAATTTACTACTGACATTATTCCACTTGCACTTCCTTTAAGAGAATATCAAGAAGAAATTGTTAAGAAAGCACTAGGTATCGGTAGAGGCACTATAGTACTCGCTACTGCAGGTGGTAAGACTTTAACCGCTGCTTCCTTACTTACAAAACTTTTTCTTTTACACGGTTCATCATTTAAATGCTTATACATTGTGCCTGATCTCGGTCTCGTAGAGCAAACATCTAAAGATTTTTTAAGCTACAATGTACCTTTTAATACTATTAGATGGTCTGGTGGAATCGATTTTAAATTTAATAAAAATGAACTCTATAATGTTATTGTTGCAAATCTAGGCATATTACAGAGCAAAAATACTGACCTTACATGGTTAGGTGATATAGATGCTTTAGTTGTTGACGAAGTTCATAAAATAAGAAAGGGCAACGAAATAAACAAAATTTTAAAATTAGTTAAAACACATGTTAGATTTGGTTTTACAGGAACTATGCCTGAAAATTTTATAGACCAATGGAATATTATTGGTAAGATAGGACCAATTATTTATGAAAAGAACAGCCATGAGCTAAGACTGGAAAATTATATTAGTAATGTTCAAATACAGATCTTAAAAATTATATATAGGCAAGATCCATTTGAAGATCTAGTAATCTCGTCTGCTAATTTGTTTAGAGAAGAACAACGCTTTTTAATTAGAAATAATTTTAGAAATAATTTTATTGGTAAAGTCGCATGTAAATTACAAAATAATACGTTAATATTAGTAGATTTTATTGAACACGGCGAGAATCTTTTTAATACACTTAAAGAAATATGTAAGCATAAACAAATCTATTTTATAAGAGGTGAAGTTGAAATAACTGAGAGAGAGCGAATTAGAAATTTAATGGAAAATAGCACTGACATTATTGTTATCGCTATTTCGAAAATATTTTCTACCGGAATTAATATAAAGAACCTACATTTTATAATTTTTGCTTGCGGCGGAAAGGCTAAAATTAAGATTGTACAATCTATAGGAAGAGGTCTTCGCTTGCATAAAGATAAAGATAAGCTTATAATATTCGATATTGCAGATAATTTAAAGTATAGCGATATCCATATGCAAAAACGAATTAATTTATATGAAAAAGAAAAAATCAATTATAACATCAAAAAAATACAAGAAATCTAAAACTCCTATAATGAAAGGGGCTAGACGTGTCAAGAAAGAAGATCCTACAGATTCAGCGCTAAATAAACTGCTTACTCAGAATAAGACAACTGAAAAGCAACCCAAGGGTAAAGAAAAGATACACTACGTTAATGGTAAAGAATTTGAAGAGGAAATTAGATCGTACTATAAGACAGGTCATATTACTCAAAAATTAGGAGAGAGTTTGACTAAAATTGCTAATGGCTTAAGTTACGCTCCCAATTTTATTAACTATTCTTATAAAGATGATATGATCGGCGATGCTATTGTTAAGATGTTCTCCGCGTTAAGAAATAAAAAATTTAAACTTGATACTGGGTTTAGCCCGTTCTCTTACTTTACAACAATTGCCTTTCATGCTTTTATCAATAGAATTAAAAAAGAAAACAAGCATCATGAAGTCTTGAATGAGTATAAGGAAAAAGTGTATACCGATCATATGATAGATCCGGAAAAAATGGGCGGAGCACATATTTATGTTGAGCCATCCGCTTGTGGGAATGACGAGGATAATTATAATTCTATTCAGTGAAAAATGTTGAAATAAATTTAACTTCTAATAATGTTTGCTGTATTGCTGATCTTCACATCGGGGTTCATCAAAATAGTATTTTTTGGCATGAAACATCTTTAACATGGGCGAGATGGCTAAAAGAAGAGCTAATTCAAAAAAATATTAAGGATATTTTTATTCTCGGTGATCTCTATCATTATAGAGATGAGATAGCTGTAAACACAATACATATTGTTAATGAAATTCTTAATCTATGGAAAGAATTTAATATTGTTGTTATCGTTGGTAATCATGATTCTTTTTATAAAGATCGAGCAGATGTCAATTCATTATCCATTTTAAATGGATGGCGTAATATTACCGTTGTAAGTGAGCCTATTATGTCTATTTTATATGGTAAAAAATGTAGTTTTATCCCGTGGGGAACAGAAGTAAAGAAAATAGAAAAATCTGATATTATTTTTGGACATTTTGAAATTGAAAGTTTTAAGATGAATTCACACAAGCATTGTGATCACGGCATTAAAACGCAAGATTTACTTGAAAGAGGTAATTTAATTATGACTGGTCACTTTCACCTAAGGGATGAAAGACAGTATGATAAAAAAACTATAGTTTATGTGGGCAACCCGTTTGAGATGGATTTCGGTGATATAGATTCAACAAAAGGATACTACATACTCGATATTTCTAAGCTAGAATATAACTTTTTTAATAACCCCGTCTCTCCAAAACATAAAAAAATACTACTTTCTGAAATTACAGAAAAAAAGATTAGTGATAAATCAGAACTTGAAAAGCTTATTAACAATAATACAGTTAAGCTTATTGTAGATAAGAAAATTAATAGTGATAATATAGATATACTTCTTCAAAAATTATCTGCTTATAAGCCATTTACTATTTCTGTAGATTATTCTTTATTTGACAATTCAATCTCTATTAATGAGGATTCGAATGTTGATCTCTCCGGTGTCGATATGCAAAAAACTATTGATGAATTTATTAATATCCTAGATATAGATAAAAAACAAGAAGTTTCTAGATATTGCAATCAATTATACAAGAAAGCAGTGTCGACTGTATGAAGCAAGTAATTTTTAAGAAAATTAGTATTAAGAACTTTTTATCTGTTGGTAATCAACCGGTAGTAATAGATTTTAAAAAGGGTCTTAATATTATTACTGGTCTTAATCGTGATAAGGAGGATAGAAGAAACGGCGTGGGTAAATCGACCGTCGCCGACGCTATATATTTTGCAGTTTTCGGCGATACATTGAGGGAGCTTAAAAAAGAAAATATTATTAATAATGTTAACAGAAAAAGCTGCGAAGTCATTTTAGATGTAGCAATTAAAACCCTAGATCTACAGGAAAATATACAAATTATAAGAACTCTTGAGCCTTCTAAATGCTATCTTTATGTTAACGGTGAGGATAAGACAAGAGATAGCATTACTAATACTAATAGTGTTATTATGCAAAAGTTTAACAGTTCACCAGAATTATTTCAAAACTGTGTTATTATGACTGTGAATAATACTATACCTTTTATGGCTAAAAAGAAGCAAGAAAAGAGAAAGTTTATTGAAGATATTTTTAATTTAAGAGTTTTCAGTGATATGTCGACGCTTCTTAAGACAGATGTTAACGAAGCAAAAAAAATATTCGATATAGAAGGAGCGCGTCAAGATGAGATTCAAAAAAATATTAATACTTTAGAAAAACAAAAAGAAAATATGCAGCTGGAAAGACAAGCTAAAAAGGAAAAATATTCATTCCGTTTTTCAAATAATAAGAAAGAGATTAATGATATAGACAAAAAATTAACTAGCTTTGTACTTCCAGATGTCGATTTATTAAACAAACAAATCTCAGAACAGGAAATTAATACTGAAAAAGTAGATAAAAAATTGCAAGAAATAAGACATTTAATTTCAGAAAAAAAGACACTTATAACACAAACTACAAAAAAACTTGGAACTATTGGTACCGATGAAGACGTTTGTCCGACATGCTTAAGATCTATTCACGATAAGGATCGTAATCATATTCATGAAGAAGTTAAAAAACTTAAAAACGATATTACAACAGACGAAAAGAGTATTGAATTGCATAATAAAGAAGTCAAACAGTTTATTGATATTCAAGAAAAAATTCAAAATAAGATTCAAAAATATAGAGAAGAGGTTAGTAGCTATAAACATAAAGTTAATGAAAAAAATTCACTCCTAGCTCGCTTAGAGCAATTACATAAATGGCAATTGGAGCTTGAGCAAGACCTCAAGGATATAGAGAAAGATAATAATGCTTTTGATGCACTTATTCAAGAACAGCAAACACACCTCAACAATACAAAAGTAAAAGTTGAACAGCTAAAAGAACAAATGCATATTTTAGATATAGTTAAATTTGTTATTTCTGAGGAAGGCGTAAAGTCATATATTGTGAAGAAGATTCTTCAGCTATTCAACAATAAGCTAGCTTATTATTTAAAGAAGATGGATGCTAATTGTACTTGTATATTTAATGAGTATTTTGAAGAACAAATTATTGATAATAAGGGTAAAGAATGTTCTTATTTTAATTTTAGTGGCGCAGAGCGTAAAAATATTGATTTAGCGTGTCTCTTTACATTCATGGATATCAGAAGACTTCAAGGCGACGTTTCATTTAATTTTAGCATCTATGATGAATTGTTTGATTCTAGTTTAGATGAAAAAGGTGTAGAATTAGTTATTAGTATTTTAAAAGAACGTGTAGATAAATTTAATGAATGTATTATGGTAATTAGCCATCGTAAAGAAAGCATCAAAGCTGCAACCGGAGAGATTATTTTTCTTGAAAAAACTAACGGCATTACTAAAAGAGTTGATTATAAAGAATATAATTAATAAATTAAACTAATGATTGCATCTCCGTTTGTACAGCCCTTTACTTCGCCTTTTGTATCACCATTCCCCACATTTCAACCCGGACCACAAGAATCTTTACCCCACCCTCCAGAATTAGATTTAAATCGTAGCTTAAATTATTATGCTGATTATAGTGGGTGCGGATTTTGGCGTTTGATATGGCCAGAGCATCTTTTAAATGCTCATAATAAAATGGTAGTTCACGGTAGCACAGTTATGTGCTTTGACCCAAATTATTATAGAGGCGTAAAAACTATTAGAATACAAAGACAAGCAACGGTGCAGCAATTAAAATTTGTTCAGTTTTTAAAAGAACTTAGTTCTAAAATAGGATTTAGATTAATCTATGAAATTGATGACTTGGTCTTTAGTGAAGATATACCAGAGTATAATAAATTTAAACCAGCATTTACAGATCCAGAAATACGCAGAACTGCTCAGACAATTATGGAGCTATGCGATGAAATTACTGTCACATGTAATTTCATGAAAGAATATTATCAAAGCAAAACTAATAATAAGAATGTTACAGTAATACCTAATTACCCACCAAAGTGGTGGATGGGCCATTTTTACAACGAAAAGCGTATTTCTGATAATTATGATAAGTATAAGTCTAAGCCTAGAATTCTATACGCAGGATCAGGCGCTCACTTTGATGTCGATAATCGTGTAAATCAAAACGACGATTTTCGTCATGTTCTGGATGCTATTGTTAGGACAAAAGACAAGTTTCAGTGGGTATTCCTAGGTGCATTTCCTTTACCTTTAAGACCATATGTTATGAATGGTACGTTCGAATTTCATCCCTGGGCTAATTTATATCATTATCCAGAGAAAATTTTTAATTTAAACGCTAATATGTTAGTTGCACCTCTTCAAGATAATACGTTTAATAGGGCTAAAAGTGATCTAAAATATATAGAAGCCAGCTGTTATGGTCTTCCTATTGCTTGTCAAGATATGTGTACGTATGAAGATGCTCCTATTAAGTTTAAGACGGGCGATGAAATGATTGGAAGAGTAGAAGAAACATTAGAGAAAAAAGGCAAATATATGAATATATGCGCTAAGGCAAGAAAAGTTGCTGAGAGTCGATGGTTAGAAACTGAAGATAATATTAACAAATATTACGAGCTTTATAATTTTTCATATGCTGACCCCCAAAGAAAACTTTTGAACGCTATTAACAATATAAAATGAGAAAATTATCTAAAAAAGAAATTAAAAGATTAGAAGAAGAAGGGAGACTGCGTGATTTAGTTGAAATTTGGGTTGACCGCCACAATCATAAATTAGAATTATTAAGAACTTTTACCAGCTTAATTGCAGCTATTTGCTCTGCAATTGTTCTTTTTAAACTAGTCTTACATTTGTAATTGTACTTTATATTTTTGTTACTATAATAAAAGAATGTATAGAAGCGTTGCCTATCTTCCAAAAGATCAATTAATGCGCTTATTTACTTGGGATGAAAGCGGTAACCGTATTTGTGTAGACACAACTTTTGAACCTTACATATATCTTGAAACTAATAATCATGCAGACGCTACGAGTATTTTTAATACTAAACTAAAAAAGAAAAAATTTCGTAATCAAGGAGAAAGATCTAGATATTTAAAAGATAATAAAGTTACAAGGGTTTTTGAAAATTTAAATATACAGCAACAGTTTCTTATTGATAGCTTTTGGAAGGATAACGAAAAAGAAGAATTTAGTAAACACGAATTAAAGGTTTTGTTTATTGATATTGAAACTTATAGCCCTGTTGATTTTCCTAAGCCTGATAATCCTGAACACCCTATTAATATTATTACAGTTTACGATTCTATTAGAAAACATTTTATCACCTGGGGATTAAAACCTTATCATAAAAAAAATGAAAACCATACTTATTTGTATTGTAAGTCAGAAAAGGATTTATTATCTAAATTTATTAGTTATTTTTCTTCCGATTATCCTGATATTTTGTCCGGATGGAATAGTGAATTTTTTGATGTACCTTACATCATTAATAGAATTACAAAAATATTAGGTGAAGAAGAAACAAAAAAACTTTCTCCCGTCAATTACATAAGACCTATTGTTTTTACAGGTAAGTTTGGCAGGGAACAAGTACATTGGCATATTGAAGGCGTGTCGTGTGTCGACTATCTCGACATCTATAAGCGCTTTTGCCCGGTATTAAGAGAATCATACAAGCTCGACACTATTGGTGAAATAGAATTAAAAGAGAATAAAATTGATTACGGCGATACAAATCTTTCTAGCTTAGCTGATGATAATTGGGAGCTTTTTGTTGATTACAACGTACAAGACGTTAATTTACTTGTAAGATTGGAAACTAAGCTACAATACTTACAGCTTTTACGTATGATAGCTTATGCGGGGCTTACTACTTTTGAAGGTGCTTTGGGGTCTCTTTCTGTGATTACTGGATTATGTGCTATCAAGGCGCGCTCTCGCAATCAAAGAATTCCCACTTTTAATAAAGGAACAAATTCTAACGATCAGCAAAATGCTGGTGCATATGTAGGGGAGCCCAAGCGAGGGTTTCAAGAGTATATCGTTTCTTTTGATGCTAATAGTCTATATCCAAATGTAATGATAACTCTTAATTTATCTCCGGAGACAAAGATAGGTTCTATAGTTGATAAGACTGATAAAGACGTAACAATTAAACACGTTAACGGGCAAACGTTTACTTTATCTCTTAAAAATTTTGTTGAGTTTATCAAGAAAGAAGAAATTGCCATATCTAAGGCAAAGGTGCTTTTTACTCAAAAAGAAAAAGGAATCATTCCAATTACTGTAGATTACTATTATAAAAAACGTGTTGAAATTAAAAAGAGATTATCTTCTCTAAAGAGAAAAGCTGTTAATATTTCTAAAGAAGATAAAGAATATGCTTTACTTAAGCATGAGATTGATAACCTTAATATCACACAACATACCATTAAGATTCTTATTAATACGATTTATGGGTATTTTGGCAACAAGCATAGTCCTCTTGGCGATGATGAACTCGCTGAATCAATTACTTTAACCGGTCAAGCTGTAATTAAAGAATCAAATAGACTCCTAGAAGAATATGTAAGCAAACACTCTAACCTCACAAAGGAAGAAATCATTAATGATACTCCTATTATTTATAATGATACAGATAGCTCGTACATTTCGCTCAGACACATAGTTAAAAGCAATAATATTTCTATGCTTGATAAGAAGGGTAAAATAACAGCTGAATATTATAAGCTTGTACAGGATATTGAGGACTTTTTAAATGAAAATATTGTTATCTGGGGAAAACAAGCACTAGGTTCAAAAGATTGTAGATTAAATTTTAAGAGAGAAGCAATTTCTGATTCAGGCATTTTTTTACAGAAAAAAAGATACGTTCTACACGTACTTGATGAGGAAGGCATACCTTGCAATAAATTTAAATATACTGGTGTTGAAGTTGTGAGAACAACAATGCCAGCGCCTATTAAGCCATATGTAAAGAAAATTATTGAGACGATGTTATTAACACGCGATCTCTCAGAAACAAATAAGGTTTTTAACGAGACATATGATTTATTTAAAACCCTCCCTATAGAAGATATTGCTTTTGTTATGGGTGTTAAAGGATATGAAAAATATGCATCTCAATGTGATTCATTTAAAACTGCAAAACACATGCCTATACACGTTAAAGCAGCATATTTTTACAATCTTTTACTAGATAGATTTAATACTGGTAAAAAGTATGAAAAAATATCTTCCGGTGACAAAGTGCGATTTTTTTATACAAGACAACCTAATAAGTATGGAATCTCAACCATCGGCTACAAATATAATTTTCCTAAAGAATTTAACGATACGTTTGAAATCGATCATGAATTAATGTTTGAAAAAATTATTTTTTCTGTTATTGACAGATTTTACGAAGCAGTAAATTGGAAGCTACAATCACCTGGATCTCAAGTACAGACAGATCTATTTGAATTATTAAGTGTTTAATAGTTGATTTTTTCTATTTATGATTTAAATTAAACATATGAGCGACAAACAAAAAATTATTACCTTTATTGATCACATTGGCCGTACAATTCTTGGAGAAGAAGTTAAGACTGAAAAGAATTTTCTTCTTATAAAGAACCCGGCAATCATTCACGTGCAACCCACACAACAAGGGCAGTTGAACGTGCAAACCATTCCTCTCTATTTTAGAGAGTTTGTTGGTGAAAAGGCTAAAACTGATGGTACAGTATGGAAGTTTAATTTGGATACTGTTGTTCTCGGTGTTGATATTGATAATGATCCGAGACTCATCGATCAGTATAATAAAATTTTTACTGCTCCTCTAGCTACAACAGGAACAACTGCTCCTAAATCGGATAAAGTTATCAAGCTATTTGACGAATAATTTTTATTGATTTTTTTCTCAAAGTTCGTATAATAAGCTTATGAGTAATAAAGATCTTAATAAGATATTTGCGTCTTTAGATAAATTAAATTCTGAAGCTACTTTTTTAAAAGAAAATGCACTTAGTAAAGTTGATGAGTGGTTTGATACTGGATGCTACGCTCTTAACGCTATACTCGGTGGGAGTTGCCGCAATGGTGGCGTTCCTAAAGGGAGAATAATAGGTTTTTCTGGACCTAGTCAGACCGGTAAAACATTTATAGTTAATAAAATTTTAGCTACAGCTCAGAAGAAGGGACTTACACCTGTTATATTTGATACTGAAATTGCCATTGATGAAAATAGCACTAAAGGCGTTGGGTTGGACCCGGAAACAGTAAAATATGTACCAGTTGATACTATAGATCAGTGTCGCAATCAAATTAGTGCTTTATTAGATAGTATTATTGAAAATAACGCTAAAGGTAAATTTATTTTAAGTATTGATAGTTTGGGTAATCTTGCCTCGCAAAAAGAGCTTGATGACGTTGCTAAGGATAAATCTGCCGCAGATATGGGTTTACGTGCTAAATCTTTAAAGAGTATGTTTCGTACTCTCACGTTTAAAGCTGCTAAAGCAGGAGTAACAATTCTTTTTACTAACCACACCTATGATGACCCGGCTGCAATGTTCCCGAGTCTAGTAAAAAACCAAGCTGGAGGCTCTGGACCTGTATATATGGCGAGTATTCTTGTACAGCTTGCTAAGCGCCATGAAAAGGAAGGCGAAGGCGATTCTATGGATGTTGAGGATAAAAAGCTCGCTGAAGCAAATAAGTATAGCGGTACAACTCTTCGCGCATTGACTGTAAAGAACCGCTTTCTCCCACCGTTTTTAGAGACTGAAATGTATCTTTCCTTTAAAACCGGTCTTAACAAGTATAGTGGTCTTCTTGGTATGGCAGCTGCAAGAGGTATTATTGAGCAAAACGGAGCTACCTATACTGTTGGTGTTACTAGTGGTAAGTATAAGAAAGGTGATAAACTGGGTTATGCAAAGACCTTTGCAAAAGACCCCGCTTTTTACGAGGAATTTATTATTCCGGAACTCGACAAGCGCTTAGCAGAGGAATACAAATATAACGCAAATGAAGCGCAAACTGAAGAAGAGCCCGTCGAGTAAAGTAGTAGTCCCCATCTCTGGGGGAATGGATAGCTCTGTACTGTTACACTTAGCTGCAAGTAGGTATGATAAAATAATTTCAGTTAATTATGATTACGGGCAGAAGCATCGTGATAAAGAAATAAATTGCGCTTCATTTCAAATTGAATCGCTTGATATGCCGGTTGATAGTTTACACTTAAAATTACCTTTTTTTAGAGATATTTGTCAGGTTTCTTCACTCCTTAATAACAAGGTTGCAGTTGCTAAGGCTAAAGATGTGATGGGTGATCCGCAGACGGTTAACTACGTTCCATATAGGAACCTAATGCTGCTTAGTATTTCCCTCGCAATAGCAGAAAACTACGGAGCTAGCACTGTTTTTCATGGAGCCGCGCAAGCTGATAGCGTTGCAGGCTTTTGGGATGGAAGTGATGAATTTTTAGAGCAAATTAATAAAGTGTCATCGCTTAACAGAAGAAACAGAATTACAGTTCAAGCACCGTTAATTGATAAATCTAAAGCGGAAATCATTAAACTCGGGGTAAAGCTCGGGGTTAATTTTAGCCAGACCTGGACTTGTTATGAGGGAGAAGAAATCGCTTGTGGTGAATGTACTGCATGCTCTTTGAGGATAAAAGGCTTCATAGATGCCGGTTTTATAGACCCATTGCCTTATAGAATTGCAATACCTTGGGAAAAATACAACTGCAAACTAATTAATTAAATAGTACTGTATTTATCAAATTCGTCAAAACTTCTTCCCCCCTTATATCCTAATTCACGAGCTATTGATGTAGGCTCATCTTCTTCTGGGTATTCTTCAATCGTAGGTTCTTCACCAGTACCTTCACCTTCTTTTTTCTCACTAGCCGGTGTGTAGCTATTTTTAAATTTCAATGAATCAATAAAATCCTGAATCATTTCTTTGTCTTTAGCCGCATTCTCATCAAATGCACGAGTTATAGCTTCTACAACCTCATTACGCAATTCTTTAGAATCGTAAAAATCAGAACCCGTATACGTTATTTCATCAGGAAGCTCAACAAAAATAGGCATCCATTCCTTAATAAACCTAACGTTAGGATTTTTTACAAATACATTATTAGCGGGCGCTGCTACCGGGGCTTCTGAACCCGGAGTAATAGCTTTACCTTGTACCCCCGCAACCACAGCTTTTTTAACATCAACGGGTGTCGCGGCTGTACCGCCATCTGCATCTACACGCGTTACGTTCAATAAATTATCAACAACTCTAGCCGTATATCTTGCCTCTGTAGTACCTAATTTAAGCTCATTCTTAATTAAATTTTCTAATTCTGCTCTAAACTTTAATTTTGACCCAGGGTAATATAAAGAATACTCTTTTCCATCTACAGTATGCGGTTCAGGCTTAAAAAGTTTAGTTTGTATTACTTTTAATAAATTATTAGCGACTTCTGTCATCGACTTGCCTGTTTTAGCAGCTACTTTGCCAATTCCATAGCCCTTACCTGGGGACTTCTCAATATCTCCTGTTAACCCTAAATCATCAGCATAGATAGGAGCTTCCGTGACAATTTTTTTATTTAAATAAGCCTCGAATATAAGCTTTGTATCCTTATTCATCTTGAATTATTTATTCTTTGTAATATAATAATTAAGGAGGTTTATAATATTTGCGGAATATTTGGCGCTAAAGACTTTACAAGATACGTAAAGCTTTATGATAGTAATAAGAAAAGAGGTACGTTTTCTTACGGGGGATTACTAATTAACACCAAAGTACATGCTATTTTAAAAAGCCCAAATGTAGTAAAGCTCTCCAAAAAACTTATTATAGAATATGGAAAAAGTAAAAAAAGTATTACAGATTTTAATTATTTTTTAGGCCATACACAAGCCCCAACGTCATCAAAAAGAGAGTTTTCCCCTAACACAACACATCCATTTCAATATAAAAATTGGATTATAGCACACAACGGGGTACTTACAAATGATAAAATTTTAAAGAAAACAATAACAGATAAAAAGTCATTTAATACTGTAGATTCATCTGTGATACCACCACTAATTTTTAATTCCGTTAAAGAACACGGTGATGAAATACTCGGTATATGTAAAGCGCTATCTTTACTTGAAGGTACATTTGGGCTATGGATTTATAATCAAAAAAATGCACATGTATATATTGCAAGAAGTGGAAGTACAATTTATGCAGATTTCCTAAACAATGAATTTTCTTCACTAAAAGAACAGGATTTTGTTCCTTTAGAGGAAGGACTTCTGTATTACTTAACGCCTGAAGGCATTACATCTGTAGGTAAGTTTAAAACCAACTCACCGTTTTTTTAATGAAATTTGCTTTTTACTTTTGTACTAAAGAAAATAAGCCAGACAATACTCTTGCATTTAAATCTTTAAGTAAGATAAGCCCGGGTAAAATTTTTTATTCTTGCAATAATAAAGAGGGTCTTAGTAAAAAATACAATGAATTTTTAAATAAAAATTCTAATAATTTTGATTATATTATTTTTTTACATGATGATGTATTTGTAGATGATTATAATATTTGTGAAAAGTTAGTTACCGCCCATAGGTTATATGATATTGTTGGTCTTGCAGGTGGTATTAACCCTGTTGTTAAAGAACCAGCATTATGGCATTTAATGTGCGGTGGGTTCGGTCCTAACTTAAGGGGGTTTGTTGCACACTATGCAAACACCGAACAATATTTTGTTACAAATTTTGGGCTTACGCCTAGCCGTGTAACTATTTTAGACGGATTATTTTTAAGCGTTTCAACAAAAGCTATTGTTAATAGCGGTTGGGAGTTCAACGAGGACTACACTTTTCATCATTATGATATTGCTAGCTCTATTGATGCTAATTTTAAAAAGTTAAAGCTTGGAGTGTATCCTATACATGTAATTCATAAATCACCAGGTCTCTTAAATTTAAATGACAAGACTTTTTTACAAAGCCAAGAAAAATTTATTAGAAATTACTCTAACTTATAGTATAATTACAAAATGCAGAAGTTAGATTTAGATTATTTTGAAATTATAATTGCATATAAAAGCCTTACTGATGATACTTATCTCGGTTCTATCGTTGACTATATAAAGCCAGTTTACTTCAAAAACAAAGATATAAAAAGTCTTTTTGCTATTATAAGAGATTTTTACGAAAAAAGAGGGACAAAACCAACAATAACTGAAATTAAAACATATTTAACTACAGATGAATTAAAAAATTCTTTAAAGACTGTTGTTAATATGTTTAATGGCATTGATAAAAACTTAAATAACGACGAACTTCAAACAAACACGGAAATCTTTTTAAAAGAAAAAGCCGTATATCATACTATGATGGATGTGGTGGAGGATTTAAATAAAGAGACGCTAGATACAGCAAAAATTCTTGATAAATTTGAAAAAGCTTGCGGTATATCGTTAGTAACGAATACTGGATTAGATTTGTACACCGATGTAGATAAAGTTATTTCAGATTTAAACTCTACTGAGAAATATATTTCTTCGAAGTGGAAGTGGTTGGATGATAAAATAGGTGGCGGCTTTATGGAAAGTGGTAGAGCGCTTTATTTGTTTGCCGGTGAAACCAACATTGGAAAAAGTATTTTCCTAGGAAACGTCGCTATTAATATTGCAGATCAAGGTAAAACAGTTTTGCTAGTAACATTAGAAATGCCTGAGATAGTCTATGCAAAAAGACTTTGCTCTACTGTATCTAAGATTCCACTTTCTCAATTAAAGATTGAATCGGACACTCTTAAGACTCAGATTACTGAATATTGCGTCGAAAATCCAAATTCTAAAATTATTATTAAAGAGTTTCCTCCCGCTTCTATAAGTGTTAATAATCTTAAGGCGTTTATTAAAAAACTTACTCAGAAAGGTATTAAAATCGATGCAATCGTATTAGATTATGTAAATCTTCTTTATTCCTCTATCGGTGACACGAGTTACGAAAGAATTAAAAACTGTACAGAACAATTACGAGCTCTTTCTTATTTTTTTAATTGCCCGGTTATATCTGCTACGCAATTAAATAGAGAAGGCTACGACATCACTGATCCAGGTCTTAAGACTATTTCTGAAAGTATGGGACTTGCTATGACAGGTGACGTTATTTTAAGCATATGGCAAGAAGATACAGATAAAGAACTTGGAGTTATTAAGATGGGGATGATGAAGAATAGATTTGGTCCTAATTATGGATATTGTTCTATGAGAATAGATTACTCTACATTAACAATTTACGAAGATGAGCATACTAACGATACAGAGGGAAGCGCTAGCACAGTAAATACTCTAACTAAGCTATCAATCTAGTATTAAAAACTTTAATCTGATTGATTTATATAAATTATTTAATAATTAGATTTAGTGAGAGGTTTTGACCCAGCCGAGCATATTACAAGCTTTGAACAAACACACTTATTTCTTTCCTTTTGTTCATTCGTCTCATTAAACAATACAAAAAAGCTTAACTTAGCAAATGTTTTTATTTGCTTGCTTAAAGACAATAATGTTAGAGATCTTTTTAAAAACTACTGTGATTTTAAAAATGATTACTCTGCAATAAAATTTTTTCTTCAGTTTGACTCTAGCCTTTATAAAAGTAAGTATATAATGAAATTTTTAAACAGTAAGAAAGGAAAATTATTTTGAGAAATTATACAACTAATGTCGTGGTTAATCTTGACAAAAAGAAAAGTACTGATAAGACTTATTTTGATAAGGCTTACAGAAAATTTAGCTCTGAAGTTCTTAAATCTGGTATTTTAGATGAAGTTAGACTTAAGAGACGGTATTTAAAGCCTAGCGCGTTTAAAAAATTTAAAAAAGAAGTAACTAGAAATAAATGGAAGTTTTATTAAAAGTAGTGATAACTGAATTTGACAAACACATTTATAATTCGTTTTTAAAAGTAACTAGAAGCGCAAAAAATACACCTTTTAAATTAAGAAAAGATTTCACTAAGCTAGATGAAAATATTTTTGTTTCTCTTAAGCGCTTATCTTCTTTTTTTAAAAGATTTCCTAATATAAAAATAGAAGATTTTTTTTCTGCTCCCTACCGATTATACAAAGACGAGACATTTTTTCCTCTCGAATTTTATACTTCTTTAAAAGCAACTAAAGCTTATACCTTGACTCAAAAGCAATTAGCTATGACAGACCCTGATAACCCCGAACAAATAAAGTTTATAAAAGAGTCAATCGTTTTTATATATAACTTTTGCAAAAAATATAATATACAGATTAATCAATATTTAAACCACAGGACAAATAATGAATATTCTTTTATTTTACATTTAAGAGATAGAAAAATTTCTGTTTATATTTTATTTGGATTTAGCGGAATAGATTCTATCATAAAATCTAAAGATTCGGAAGTCTTAAAATTTATTATAGGAGAAGATTTTTATAATAATTTTTTTGTCTTTAAGACAAAGTTTTTAAATTCTAAACGAGCATTAAACCTCGTTACATTAGGGTTGCAAAAAATATCTAAAAAAATAGTTGAACGTTAGATATTTTCAAGTATAATAAAAATATGAGTACATTTACCACATCGATGTTTGAGAGTATTAAGAGCGCTTTGACTAAGGAAAACGAATCCGGCCCGTCTAAGCTAAAAGATTATATTAGGACTGAACCCGGCAATACCTATACAGTTCGTTTGTTGCCCAATATTAAGGATCCCTCTAAGACGTTTTTCCATTATTATAATTATGGTTGGAATAGTTTTACTACTGGTAAGTTAATTACGGCCGTTAGCCCTACTACGTGGAATCAGAGGGACCCTATTGCTGAGGAACGTTATCGTATTTTGCGTAACGGTACTGAAGAGGAAAAGAAAAAAGCCTCTGCAATTATTCGTAGGGAAAATTGGCTGGTAAATGTCTATGTAGTTAATGACCCAGTTAATTCTGATAACAATAATAAGATTAAAATTCTAAGATTCGGAAGGCAGCTCCATAAGATTATTATGGATGCTATTGAAGGCGAGGAAGCTTCTGAGCTTGGTCCGAGAATTTTTGATTTATCTCCTAAAGGCTGTAGCTTAAAGATTAAGGTAGAAAAGCAAGGCGATTATCCAACCTACGTCTCTTCAAAATTTACTACTCCTAAAGAAATTGAAAATCTGGATGCAGATAGTATTAAGAAGCTTTACTCCAGTATTTTTGATCTCGAGTCTTACATTACTGTAAAAGGATATGAGGAATTAAAGGATTTGCTTGACACACATTATCACGGTACTAAGGATGCAGATGATATTGAGGAAATTCCCGCTAAGACATCCGCTCCTGTACCTGTTGTTGAGGTTAAGGCAAACAAGACATCTAAACCATCTACTGAAGATGAGAGTATAGATGAATTGTTAAAAGATCTGTAATAATGGATACTTTTAGGGACGTCTCACCTGAAGAGGCAAAGCTTTTTGCTTTGCAGTTTATGGGTCAACATTTGACTGGCGATTTAAAAGAACTTAATAAAAACATCATCAGTCAAAACCAAACTCTTCAAGGTATGACTTTAGATCCTGTAAGAGTCATTAATACGATTTCGCCAAGTAGAAGTAATGCCAATACAGTAAACGCAGGTATAAACATACATCATAGCCCGCCTATTGCCGTACAATCCTCTCCCCCACAGATAGTATCTCAAGAAACAAATAATTATAATCCTGATCAGCTTGAATTTAATTTTAAGCAAACCGATTTAGATACTATTTTTAATAGATTAGATTCTATAGATTCAAAATTAAATAAAATTATTGAATCTTTAAAAAACAATTGATTATTAATTATTTCATATTATTATAATGAAATGATACTGCGCATTACCGATAAAGATAAATTTTTAAATAATTTTATCGGCCCTCTAAGTAAAGTTACAGATAGCGCTGTATTAAAACTTACTAAAGGAAGTATAAGTTGTTTAGTTTCTACTTCAGATAATACAATTATTATAAGTGCTAATTATTCTGATGAAAATATAGATGTTGAAAAAATTTTAAATATTCCAGATCTTAAAAAACTTAACCGCGTCTTACAATGTGTTGAACATAGTGATCTTTCCTTAGATATTTCGTCTAATAATATTAATTTTAATTCTTCCTCCTTAAGATTTAAATATCATTTATATGACGATAATATTATAAACACACCAAAAGTAAATCTTGATAAATTAAATTCCCTCGTTTTTGATGGTCAATTTACATTATCTCATTCCGCTGTTATTAATTTAATAAAAGGCAGTACAATCAGTACAGACTCAAATAAGCTGTACATCTCTGTTAAAGATAGCACAGTATTCGGTGAATTAACCGATAAAACTAGAAGTAATGTTGATTCTTATGGGATTCAAATTTCAGAAAATTATACCGGAACACAGGTCGCATTACCTATACCCTTGAATTTTGAGATATTTAGAATAATTTCTTCTATGAGGTTTAAGGATATATCAGCTAATCTTATTACTAAGATGGGGGTGCTTACGTTTGATTTAAACTTAGATAATTCTAAATTTAAATTTCTTATATCTGCATTATCAAATTAATGAAAATTGTAAAAAACAAATTAAAAACCCCTGGATATTTTATTAAAAGGCTTCGCGATAACGGTTTTGTAGTTATTAAAATGTTTTCTATTTTTTCGAAAACCGATCCAAGAAGATGGACTGTTTTAGTAAATCCAAGCGAAGCTTCAGTTTTTGTCACATGTTATGCAAATAAAAACGATTTAGATGAAGTGTTGTTTGAATTTAATGATGGGGGAAGAAAGATAGCAACAAATTTCTTTATTAAAACTGACAGTATTGAAGTAATTATTGATTTTCTTATTAGACACGGGGTTTCTAATAATTCTGATTACCCCGGTCGCGATAGATACTTAAAGGAGAGACTAAATAATTATGATGAAAGACAAAAATTCATCGAACAAAAACAATAAAAACGTCCCATTTGATCCTAATGCAAATAAGGATGTTAAAGATTTAACTCATAAAGCTTTAGTTTCTTTTTTAAAGGAACAAATATCAGATCAGGCTAATCATAAAAAAGATCTTGATGTTCTTACAGCTCAAATATTAGAATTTTTAAACTGTTTTATTTTAATCGGTTACAATTTTGATGGCAAGCCAATCACATTAATATCTGCTCATAATCAACAAGAAGCTGATTCTCTAGGAGCATTATTAAACAAATTTGTATTTCACGCTAATAATAATAGTTTAGACGACTAATTTTTTTTTGTGAAAAATATCTTATTACTGGGTAAAGGATTTATAGGTATACCTCTTCATAAAAAGCTAGCTCAAAGTAATTATAAGTCTGTTATTGTTTCGAGAAAAGAACTAGATTATTTTTCACCTATACAATTAAAGAAATTTATCAGAAGCTATTTTACTGATTTTAATGGTAATTTATTAGATGATGTCATTATTATAAATTGCTCAGGGTATACAGGGATTCCTAATGTCGATGCTTGCGAAGAGGACAAGGAAAATTGCTTTCTTTACAATACAAAGCTACCCGTTATTCTCAATACATTTTGTAATCAAAACAACGCATGGCTTATAAATGTTAGTAGCGGCTGTATATATTCGGGCTATGAAAAAGAGTATACAGAAGAAGATATTCCTAATTTTGGGTTTTTTAATGAACAAAGTAGTTTTTATTCTAAAACTAAACACTTGTCTGAATTACTTCTTACCACGTCTAAGAGTTCTATATTAAGAGTGAGAATGCCCTTTTGTTCATTTAATACATCTAAAAATATTTTAAATAAAATTTTAAAATATCCTAAATTAGTAAATTTTAATAATAGCTATACATGTTTAGAAGATTTTATTTTGTTTGTTGATCAATTTATAAAAAATGATTTTTATAAAACATTGCCCGGTATATACAATGTTGTCAATCCAGGTATATCAAATGCAAAATTTATTGTAGAAAACTTATCTAAAAACAATCATATTAACCCTAACTGGGAGTTTGTTGAAATAGATAGTCTTAAGCTAAAAGCTAAAAGAAGCAATTGTATACTCTCTACAAATAAAATTGATTCATTAGGATTATTGCTTCCACCTGTTGAAGAGTCGCTTTTAAAATGTATTGAAGCGTTATGATTTTTAATCTTAAACATCCTAAGAAAAAATATTTATACGCGATCACCGGTGGTAAATTTTTAGGAGAGCTTTTTGTTTTTATTGAAAAAAATAAAGAAAATTATTCTTTTTTGTCTTTACCTGATATGAAAGTAAGAGATGTGCCTCAAGAAAAATTTGACTTTGGTCTAGATAATAAAATTATAGAGATTGTACAAAAAATACCTTCTTATGTATACAAAGTTTGCATTAAACAGTACAATAAAAATAAGTAGACTTTATTATACTTTTTTATAAATACTTTTATGGATATTATTTCGCCAAAACCTATTGTTTCTCCCATTAGCGGTCAAACAGTAAAACCCATTCTAAAGACTTATATCCGCGAAGGTAAAGAGATCACAGAAGCACATTATATAGATCCTGCTTCTGGTACGTTTATTAGAAAAGGTGTTGTTTCAATAAAAGACATTAATAATAAAACATAATAATTTTATTGTTTTTTTGTTGTTATTGTATTATAATAAGATGTGATTTTACCTCAAGAATATACTGTTCAAAAATTTTACCAATACGCGGGTTACCCTAAATTTAAACGATTTTCGAATACATATATTGCAGGCTGCCCTATTTGCAGAGAGGGTAAGTCTTGGCTTAAAAAAAGAAGATGTATTTACATTATAGATGATAATATAATTTGTTGTCATAACTGTGGGTGGTACAGTGATCCTATAAAATGGATACAGGAAGTATCTGGCCTTTCTTTTAATGAAATAATAAACGAAACAAAAAACTTTGAAATATTGCCATTAGAGGTTTATTCTGAAGATAAAAAACCAATTACTAAAATAATCGAAAAACTCCCTAAAGACTCAATAAATTTATATGACACTAATCAAATAAATTTCTATAAAAATAATATAGCTGTACAAGAAGCTCTTAAACTTATAAAAACTCGCTTACTCGATAAAGCGATTAACCGCCCGGATGCTCTTTACATTTCACTTGAAGATAAGATTCACAAAAACAGATTAATTATACCTTTTTATAATCAAAATAAAGATATTGTATTTTATCAATCCCGGTCTTTACTTGCTAAAGATATTAAACTCTTTCCGAAGTATCTTAGTAAAATAAATGGTGAAAAATCAATCTTTAACATAGATAAAATAGATTCGAATTTAGACTTTATTTTTATTTTTGAGGGGCCTATAGACTCTTTTTTCGTAAGAAACGGGGTTGCTGTTGCCGGCATTCAAGAGAATAGCTCTGCTATGTTTTCTAAATTTCAAGAAACACAATTATCTCAGTATCCTCTTCATAAAAAAGTGTGGGTTCTCGATAATCAATGGATAGATGATGCTAGTTATAATAAAACTCAAAAATTAATTGATAACGGTGAAACTGTTTTTATATGGCCTGAAATATTTAAAAAATCATTTAAAGATTTTAATGATATTTGTATTGAAAAAAATACTTTAGAAGTTGATACGAATTTAATATTAGAAAATAGTTTTAATAGCTTAAAAGCTAAGCTAAAATTATCTATCGTTAGATGAAATTAAATAACCCTTAAGAGATTCACTTAAGGAACTCAACTCTGCTGCTAATCTAGAAATTTTCTTTTTTTCACTTCTTGCTATGTCTTCGAATATAGTTTCGCAAGGAGCTGCATGTAATTGCATCTGAATAGAAGTCGGTTCAGTGCCGTTTAAATAATTTATAAATTCGTCTATTTTACCAACCCATTCTTTGAGCTTATTTACCTGATTTATTTTTTCTTGGTCAACACGCTTTTCGCGCTCCCCTGCTTGTACGTCAAAATCTGAAGGTTCTGCTGTCTGTAATGTTTGAGCCATAGCCTCTTTATCATCAACAGGTGCCGGGGTTGGCGTAGCTTCATCGGCTTCTAGTATAGAACAAAAACGATTTTCAAAAAGCTTCATACTAATATTTATAAATATTTATGTGAAGAAATTGCTGTTTGAAGAAATTTTACAATATAACAAATGGACATCTGGAGTCGCTTCAAGAGAACTTGCAACCCAAAGAGTTACACTTAAAGATTTATTTAATAAAACAGTATATCAGAATCCTAACGATGTAAGAGCTGACAAAGTATTGCCTTACCCTATACCCAGTACAATAGAGCAGCTTGGCGATCTTTATATAAAAACGGGTAATTCCATTCAATTGTTTAAACAGTCCTTAAAAAACCCTATTATACAGAAAAATAAAGATGCAAAAATTAAAATTATTTCTATTTTAAAAAGATTGGAAATAATAAACAAAATATTAAAGTCTATTATATATACAACTAATAAAAAGGTTGCAAAATAATATATTTCCTTTATAATAATATTATGCTTAGAAAGATCGCTTTTCAGATACTTGCTTTATCTACTGTTAGTATTTTAATTGGTCTGCTACTTTCTAGCTTCGGAGTCAATCTTTTAATTGGTATATTATCCGGCTTATTTCTTCAAATCGTTTGTTTTTCCGCATTTAATTCCTTACTTACAACTTTTATTTCATTGAAGCTAAAAAAAATTGAAAATGAAAGATTAAAAGAATTATCTTTTCAGAGTCTTGAAGTCACATGTCCGTGTTATAAAAAAATTGTAGATTTTATTCCTGTAAAACTTAATACATCAAATTATTACAAATGTAAAGAATGTAATAAGAACATTAGTATTCAGGTCTTCTCTGAAACAGCTATTACCACTGAACCGATTGCCACAACCGATCTACCATTAATAAATGAAGAGATTTTAAAGCAGATAGTAAGTAAATGAAAATACCTGATAGTATTGAAAATCTAACAACAACAGTTCCTGCTTCTTTTATTGATTTAAGTCCTGCAACTCTATCTATACCTATAGATGAAATTATTTTGCTTTTTAAGAAAAACTTAGACATTAAAACACTATATTATTTTGAACGTGGTCTAGCATTTATGAAAAACGATATGTCTAATGATAAAAATATTTTAAAGAATTTTACTAATCTAATAATAGATACGCTTTGCTCTGCATTAAGAGCAAGCCCTCATATTAATGAAGAAATTAAAAATGAAATTATTGTCAATTTTAAAAAAAATATTGAGACTTTAAGAGATTCTTTTGATTCACTTTACAATATTATATATAATATTAATAAACAAAATTATTTTCTTGATAAAAATTTTATTACAGCCATTATTATAGGATATGCCCTTAGTACGCTCAAAAAAACACATAACAGTTGATTGTAAAGATAAAAAAGAAAAGCTTGCTTTAGATGAATATACAAGGTGGCTTTGTTTAATTGAAGCTTTAGATTTTATTTCTAAAAAAGCACAACAGTTTAAAGTTAATCTTCATGATAAAGACGTCGACTGGGTAAAACCTCTAGCATTTCAAAAATATATTACCGATAGATTTGAATCTATGAAAGACGAAGTTATTTTAAATGAAACACCTAACAATAGCGTACCATGCATTACATCGTCGGAACAAGTTTCAGTATAACACCTAAAATTAATTTATCTAATAAAGATAAACGATTTAAAATAGGAATTATTTACAAGCTTTTTAATATTATAAAAAAAGAAGAAAAATATTTTTATAAATTTCTTGGCTCTGATAGGAGTATAATTGAATGCAATTTTAATAATTGCCGCGAAGGTGATAAATTTATTTCTATTTTAAGAGGAGAAAAACTTCCTGATTATGAGAAAGTAGAAGAAGAGATTACTGCTATCGATGATTAATAATACCCACCGTACACATTACCATAATCAGTTTGTGAATAGTCAAAAATACCTTTTGAAGCATTATCTACATTATAATCATAGGGTTTATCTGCCCCCGACACACCAGGTTGCCTGGTGTCTTCAAAAACCTGGTCGTTAACAGCTTCACCAGATAGACCTGGTTCGAAAGAATATTCAAACCGTTTTGCCTTTATTAACCATACATAATGCCCGGCAAGAGGATTTATTTGGGCTATATCTTGGTCTAGTCTTTGTGTTATTTCATAAATGTTTCCGTTTCTACCCCCCGGCCTATCATTACCATACTCTGTTAGTTGAAATAGATCTCCTGATTTAGGCTCTTTACCATAACCAAAAACTTCGTAAAATGAACTAATATGTACAAAAGCTGTAACTTCATCATCCGATACTAAGCCAAACTTACTAAGCATAAGTGCATTTTCATTTAAATTAATAGCTATTATTAAATTTACAGGCGGTGAATATTGCTGAGTCGGTTGTTCTCCATACAGCATATCAGCGCTTAAAGTTGTTGTATTATTAACTATATACCCTACTTGTTGCCCATAAAGATTGATTTGTTCTTTCCAATAATTACTAATAATAAGGCGTTCGCTTTGATTATTTTCTTTTGCAGTAAATCTAATACATGGATTATCTGTATAAAAAAAAGGGTAAACCTTTGGATCAGGACTGCCTGTGTAATAATCTTTAGCGATCATAATTTTTCTATTACCGGTGCTCCTAAAACAGAATCATATCTTAGAGTTATACCAGTGTTACCTAAATTTTTAGAATTCTTTATATCATACTTTAAGTTAAACTCCTTTTCAATTTCTGCTATATCGTTATTGTTACATACGTATCTTCCATTGTTTTTATTTTTTAATGATTTTACTTTTTGATTTTCTTTAAAAGTTCTATGCATATACGGAACTGTTCTACCCGGGTTTTTAGGATGAGAGCTTACATCCCTTAAAACAGGATGCATATGTCTTTTTTTGGTCTGTAAAGGCTTTTCCTTTGACTTTATTTTATTATGGAAATAGTCTTTAAAAGTCATATAGATATTTAAGCAAAAAAAAGGGCCTAATTTACATTAGGCCCAATTTTTACTATTTTTTGATTCTATTACTTCAGACCAGCTAGATAAGCACCTACTTTGCTCGTCTTGCTAGCTACTTTATTGTCCTTGCCGGTAAATGCTGTTGCACCCTTTACACCAGCACCTACTAGAGCATGGCCTTTTTCACCATCATTACCAACTTTGTCGGTGACTTTTGCATCACCAGCACCGCTAGAAGCTAAGCTCTTTGTTACATCGCCAACCTTATTATCTTTCTTTTGAAGAGACTGACCAGCAGAGGCAGGTAGTTCTTTTAATTCTGTTGCTTCCTTAGCAACACCTTCTGCATCTTCGTCTTTTTCTTCTTTATCTTCTTTTTTATCTTTTTCTTCGTTGGCTTCTTCTTTTTCCTCACCACCAACCTCTTCTTCGCCGCCGACTTCTTCATCACCGCCAACTTCTTCATCGCCTAAAACTGCTTTAAGAGCATCGCAAAGAGCTTGGGCATGTTCGCGGGAGAGTGTAAGGGTTACTTCTCCTTCATCTGCTCCACCCTCTTCACCGGGTAAACCAAGGGCTTCTGCGTCATTGACTTCCTGGTCAACGGGCTGTCCACCCATTACATCTTCGTAAAGTTTATCAAAAATAGATTTGCTCATAAAATTATTTATTGTTTGTACTTCTGTTTTTTCAAGATTTTGTGAGAATTTTTTTGGTTCGTAAAAATTGTCATTTTTTGATGTTTCAGGATCGACTACATTTTTGTTAAAATTATCAGCATTCTCAGGGCCTGAATTCTTAGGAACAAATGCCTTAGGATCTGCTTTAGCTTCAACGGGCTTTTTATCTGTTGCTATTTTAAAAGTATCTTTAGGAGGAAATATGGACTTCTTCTCTTCAATTACAGTCTTTTCATAAACATCACCCATTTCTACTAGCGTTCTGGTTTGATTCATATTAAGTATTTATGCTACATATGCCTAAAAACCAAGAAAGTAAATTTTATCTAGGTAATCAAAACTTACCTACCACAGAAGCCGTATTTGATTATGAAGCACATCCGGAATGGGTAGAGGATATAGCTAAATGTAGAAAAAATATATTATACTTTGCAGAAAACTTTTTTTATATTACTAATCTTGATGAGGGTAAAATGAAGATAAAGCTTCATTCTTATCAAAAACGTATTTTAAGAAGTTTAAGAGATAATAGATTTGTATGCCTGTTAGCCTCGAGGCAAGTGGGAAAAACGACTTTAATGACAATATACGCATTATGGATTGCTTGTTTTTTTGAAGATCAACGCATTCTTATTGTAGCTAATAAAGAGCAAACAGCTATTAATATTTTTAAGAGAGTTCGTTTAGCTTATGAGAAGCTACCTAATTATTTAAAACCAGGAACCGTAGAATACGGTAAAACATCAATGTCGTTAGGAAACGGGTCGAGTATTGGTATTTCGACAACCAGTAGTGATGCAGGGAGAGGAGATAGCTGCAACGTCCTTATATTAGATGAGTTAGCATTTATTGACAACCATCTTGTTGAACAATTTTGGAGCTCTGTTTACCCTATTATTTCATCCTCTAAGAAATCTAAAATATTTGTTGCTTCAACACCAAACGGTACCGGTAATTTATTTCATGAACTTTATACTGGTGCAGTTGAAAGAAAAAACGATTGGCATGCTGAAAAAGTCGATTGGTGGGAATTCCCCGGTCGTGACGAAAACTGGAAAGAAAAAACTATCCGAACTTTAGGCAGTAGAGATGTATTTGATCAAGAGTTTGGCAATGTATTCTTGCAAACAGGTGAAAGTGCGCTTGATGAAAAACTTTTTGAAGAAATGAAAGAAAATTGTATTGAACCAAAATTTGTTTTTGAAGAAGGTAAATATCTATTATGGGATGAACCGCAAAAAGATAATCTTTATGTCGCGGGTGTTGATATAAGTGAAGGTGTTGGGGAAGCAGCAAGTGTAATACAAATTTTAGATATTACGGATTTAAGGGAAATAAAACAAGTCGCAGTTTATCATAACAGAGAAATTAGCCCATACAATTTCACAACAAAACTTTTTGAAATTTTACAGCATTGGGGGTCACCACCCGCATTAGTTGAAAGAAATAATTGCGGAGCTCAGGTGGTTGATCAACTTAAAAATGTACATCACTATGAAAATTTAATTTCATACGGAGCTAAAATAAATGGAAACAAATATAATAAAATAGGAGTTCAAGCCCACACTAATTCAAAGTATAAAGGCGTAATGAATATGAGATACTGGTGTAATGAGGTTAAAGCTTTAAAAATTTATGATTTAAAAACTTTAAATGAATTAAAATCTTTTGTCCGCTATCCCAACGGTACGTGGGCTGCAAAGCCTGGTGCTGATAGCTGGGATGACCGCGTTATGAGTTTAGTGTGGTGTTTAATGATATTAGAAAATGATTTGGTAGACAAATATTATGAAATAGAACAATTTGATGCCAACAAAAAGCCTTTAAAATTACGCTCTTTGGATTTTGGAATTAAAAATTTTATTAACCCAGCTTCTATTTACAGTAACGAAAAGGAAAATTTAGGAGGCAGCCCCCTTCCTATTTATATACCTAATAGTAATGATTTTTCTAAAAATGAAATAGCTGACTTAGAGGCAGAAGGTTGGAGGAGATTAGGTTAAATATATATATGGCAAACTTAGTTAACTATACACAAAGCCCCTTTAATAAATCTAGAAAAGATAAATTTTTACTAGTTTTAAATTTTCCTGACGGCTTAAAATCTATAGCTCGTAAAATGACAAGAAATGATGAGTCTATTTTTCCTGATGCAATACAATTCTCTGTTTATGGTTCTTTAGTACCGGAAGTAGAAGTACCCGCTTTGAATATTAGGTATTCCGGGCAAACACATACAACATCAAGCCAAGCACGTAATCCGTATCCTCCCGTTACAGTAAATTTTACTGTTGATAATAGATTTAACAATTACTGGACAATCTACAAATGGTTAAACATATTAAACGATGATGAGACTGGTATATATGACCCTACAAATTTATTACCAGAATCACAGTATAATAATAAAAATATATTAGTATATGCTGCAAATATATCTATCTTTGCATTAGATGAATATGATAAAAGATCAGTTGAATTTAAATACATTAATGCTTTTCCTACAGCTTTAGGAGGAATTACATTTAATAATAGGGATCCCGGTGAAATCGAAACATATTTTACATTTAATTACTCTCGTTTAATAGTTTCTTTAGTCGATACTATAGATAGTTTGTAAAAAATTAAAAAGTTTAATCCAAAAAACAATAAATACTTTATATGGCACGTACAATTCAAAGCCCCGGTGTTCAAATTAGTGAAGTAGATCTTTCGTTAGGCGCAGCGGGGACGCCACCGACTACTGTTTTTATTCCAGGCTTTGCCGAAAAAGGACCTACATCCGAACCAATTAGCATTGCATCTCTTTCTGAATTTGAACAGGTCTTTGGAGTGCCAACAAATGCTGCTGAAAGATATTTTTATCACACAACTAAAGCAGTGCTTCAGTCCCCCGCTAGCGTTGTAGTTTACAGACTTCCTTATGGTGCCGGCGCAGGATTAGATTATACTGATGATTATTCTGCCCTCGTCTACCCTGTTGTAACTTATGTAAATGGTGCAAGCTCTACTTCTTTAACTGTTTCACCCACTGGAACTTATTTCTTTGGTAAACCGACACATGTAAAACTTACACAAGCTCAATATTTATCAATACTACGCGGGGATGCATATTCGTGGTCATCTACTGCTGGTGCACCCAATTCTTTTAATTCGGTTGCTTCGTTTGCAGGTGCCGGTCTCCTTGTTTTAAACAAGGCTCAAACAACAATTAATACCAAATATGAAGGTACATATGTAGGGATTATCGATAATACTAACTTAAACCCTGCTACAAATTTTGATAATGTTAATAGCATACTTTCTATTAATACTAATGCATCTACTATTTCTGGTAATGCATATATTTCTCTCCCCGGTGTACGTTTAAACTTTCCTCTCTCCGCTACACCCGGTGGTGCGTCTGGAAGTGTTTCCGAAGTAATGGAAAATGTTTCGAACTTTGATATCTCTACTAATCAGTATAATGATACAATAACTGTTGGTGTATTTAAATTACGTCAATCAGTTTATTCTCCTGATACAATTACTTTAGATTATGTCTTTCAAGAGGGATATGTAGGGTCTCTAGATTATCATCGTCAAATAAATAACGAAAACGGTGGCCCAGCAACGAGTTTTTATATTGAGCAAATTGATAATGCTTCTGCTAACGTTACTGTTATTGTAAATCCTAATATTTCCAGTAAAAACAGTGTTACATGGCTAGATTCTAATGGTGTTCCAAAGAAAAAAGCAAGATTTTTAAGTACGCCAATGTCTTCCCCACTTGCTGGCGAGACAGAAGCAGAATATGAAGAGAGAGTAGGGGCACCATCTGCTGTAGTACAGAGCTTAATTGCTGATTACGGGAGCACTGATTCATTAGTCGCACTAGGCGATTATAATGATCAAGATCTTGCAACCAAGGAAATTGGAACGCTACCTACTAAGCTTTCGATAGCTTTAGATAAAGTTAATAACACAGATCTATTTCCAATTAATATCGCAGTTGAGGCCGGCTTAGGTACAGTATATGTAAATTCGTTTAACCCACGTACTTTAAATTATTTTGATGATAGTGTACCTTACGATTCTATGGTCAATTCGCTGACGTCACAAAATGCTAGTGTCACACCAGTTGCAATAACACGCTATAATGCAGTTGCTAATACGTTTATAGCGCTCGCCAACAATAGAAAAGATCTTATCTTTATAGCTGATCCAATTACAAATATATTTGTGCAGGGCTCTAATGTAAAGACCTTGGATTTACCTACAAATACATTCTCTAATAATATTTACTGGCCGCTGAAGAATCAATTTGCTGGTATTAATACTAGTTATGCCTGTACATTTGCAAATTGTGCTAAAGTAACTGATGTTGCTTCATCTGAAGATGTTTGGGTACCTTTCTCTGGCTTTGCTGCAGCTGCAATGGCAAATACTGATAGTAATTATCAGCCATGGTATGCACCAGCTGGGTTTACTCGCGGTATTTTAGCCGGTGTAAATGATATCGCAATTTATCCTAAGCAAAAACAACGCGATCAGCTTTACAAAGCAAGTCTTAACCCTGTAACGTTCTTCCCAGCAGAAGGGTTTGTAATCTTCGGGCAAAAAACGCTACAAAAGAAACCAAGCGCATTTGATCGTATTAATGTTCGCAGACTGTTCTTGAGTCTCGAATCATCTACAAGAGATACTATCAAGTACTTTGTTTTTGAACCGAATACATTATTTACCCGCACACAGGTTTTAAATACAATTACACCTATATTTGATAATGCAAAAAATACACAAGGAATTTATGATTATCTTATTATATGTGACGAGAGAAATAACCCACCTGAAGTTATAGATGATAATACTTTGGTAGTTGATATCTATATTAAACCGGTACGTACTGCAGAGTATATACTTTGCAACTTCTACGCAACTAGAACCGGTACAAATTTCCAGGAGATTATTACATAACCAATTTAAGGAATAAATAATTTTATGGCAGATGTAAATCAACTTATAACCGACTTTTACAGAGTAGCAGCAACTAGAGAGTTTGCACGCGATTTTAATTTTAGAGTACTCTCGATTAACACCGGAGGAGCCAGTACAGTTACATTTGACGAGAATGATTTAGTATATGTAAAAACAGCTACTCTTCCTGAGAGGGCCATAACAAATATTCCGGTACCTTATATGGGGTTAAATTTTAATCTCCCCGGTAATGCAACATACCCGGGAAGTGAAGCTTACACCTTAACATTTTATGCTGATGCAAATTCACAAATAAGACAAAAATTCGAGCAATGGTCTACCGATATATTTGATGACTCTAATTCTACCGGTAACTATTTTGCTCCAAAGCAAACAGCTATTATTGATTTAGTTCAGCTTGATAATCAAATGAACAAGGTAGGTCAGTATCAATTGGTAGGTGTATCAGTTAGAAGCGTAGGCCCTTTAGCTTACAATATCGCAGAAGGCACCGGTAACACAATAGAATTTACTGCTACAGTTTCGTTTCATTATTGGAGAAAATTATCCTAAATAACCTTTTTTACCTAAATATTTAGGTGAACAATCCATTTACTAATGCATTAAATGCTTTAGGTAATAATTTCACAGGGCTAGCTACAGGCACTAATCCTTTATTTGCCCCCCAAGTAACTAATCTTTTTGGGTTTAATATACCCGGTGTTCCAATAGTTAGTGTAAGAGATTATTTTCTGTTTCAAATGGAATCGTGGTTTACCTCGATTCCTAACTCCTCACAATGGATTATTGTAATTGATAATTACCCTGCAGCTTTAAGAACTAGTGTTATTCAAGGATTAGAAAGAACAGACGGTGCTAAAAAAGGATATGATATAAATAGCGCTGTTACAATACTTAATAGTTACCCCCTTCAGCGTGTGATAGGATGTCTATTTGCACATCAAATAACTGTTCCCACTGAACAATATGATGTGACATCAGTATCCGTAAATAATAATAGAGGATTTTTACCCGGTATTTTAGGTAGCGGTAGATCCACAGAACCACCTAATCTGGTAATTGATTTTAGAGAAACAAATACTTCTTTTATTGATTTTGTAATAAGACCATGGGTTATTTTAGCATCGCATTACGGTATGACAGCACGTCCCGATGACGTAAGGGGAAGAAGAGGGTTTAAAAATATGAAAGTTAATATGACTTTATTGGAATATACAAGAACATATCATAGTATATCTATGATTCCTCGAAAGGTTTTTAATTTTTACAACTGTGTGCCCTTTCAAGTTTCTGAACAAAACTTAGATTATACAGATGATAAACTTACAACTTATTCTACTAGATGGACATACTCAAATTATACGGTTGAAAATAACTTATATCTTCCTATTGCTGATATAGTTAATAGAATTTCAAACGGAGAAATACCTAGAATTACAAGCTTTCAAAATGGTATTGGTAGTATAAATCCACTTGGATTTTTATAATTTTTGTTTTAAATAGTTCCGTGGAAGACTTTAATATAAAAGTTTTTTTAAAAAACAGAAAAGAATATTTTAATTTTAGAGAAATAAAATACAAAACATATAAAAATTTAGCAAAAACTATTCTTAATAACAATAATCTCGATATTTGCGAGTTTTTAGATAATCTAATTGCTACTCATTCGAATAACAATTTTAATAATTTTAATTTCTTAGAAAAATTAATTATTTTACTAGTGTTAAGAATAATCTGCATTAGCCCGGTACTAGAATTTAATATTCAAGATAAAAATAAAAAACAGCAATTAATTTCTATAGATCTTACTAAACTTTTAGAAAAACTTCAAAATTTTGATACAGAAATTAATGAAATACAAACTATTGAAAACGTAAAAATTAATTTTTCTTTAACTTCTAAACTCTTTTTAAATACACTGGAAGAACAATATCTTTCTACTATTCAAAATGTGACAGTAGATAATAACACCTATCAAGTCGATGATATGAAAATTTTAGAAATACTTCCTACCACTACTTTAAAATATGCAAAAGACTTTTTTGACAAAATACATGAAAATTTATCTAAAATATTTTTAATTCAAATAAGTTTTGGTGATAGTGAAAAAATAGAACTGCCTCTTTCTTTAAAAGATAATACTATTATTGAATTTTTAAAAATTCTATTTAAAAGAGATTTATTATCACTATACGAATTTGAATATTTTTTTATTTCAAAAGCAAATTTAACTTATGACTTACTTTATAATTCCACGCCTGCTGAATTAAATGTTTTTATGAATATCTTTAAGAAAGATATAGAAGATAAAAATAAACAACAAAAAGGTAATAACTTGAATCTCCCTTCTTCTAACCTAAATACCCATAATGAGTAATTCTGCAGAACTGTTACGACAATTGGAAGAACTAAATAAAACAAACTCAATTTCTGTTTTTGTTCCTTCCTTAAAAAAAGAAGTCAAAATTAAAAATATTACATTAAGACAACAAAAAAATTTATTAAAAACTTCTATTGATGAAACTTTAACTAAATTATCATTTATTATTAATTTCTACAGTATTTTAAAAGAAAATATACTCGACGATATAAAGATAAATGATCTTTATACTTTTGATAGAACAGCAATAGCTATTGCTTTAAGAGCACACTGCTTAGATGCTAACTATACTTTAAATGAAAATAAAATTAATTTATTTGATAAAGTAAAAGAATACCCTAACATTTCTACTGAGTTTAATACAGAAAAAGTAATTGAACTTAATAATTTAAAGGTCATTCTTCAAGCACCTCGTCTTGATGTTGATTTAAAATTAAGTCAATTTAGTTTAGATAATCTAAAACAAACAGAAGATAAAGATTTTAAGAATATTATTGGTGAATTGTTCGTTCAAGAGATATCTAAGTTTATAAAATCTGTTTCTTTTGAAGGCGAAAAACCTCTTTCATTAGAATTTTCTTCTACCGCTGTACCTGAACAAATAAAAGTTATAGAAAAGTTCCCTTCAACCTTGACTAACAACATTTTAGAATTTATTAAACAGTATAGAGATATAGAAAGCAAGTTTACACAAATTAACGGGCAAAACCTGGAAGTAGACGGATCATTTTTTTCAATTTAAATAATATCTCTTAAATATTATTAATGGAAGAGTTATCTAATGAACAGTTGATTACTGTTTTTGGTAAAGGTTTTGAAGATCTAAAAGCTTCAAGCTTACAGCAATATAAATCTTTAGAGAAAATTCAAGCAGTGCTAGATAAAAGATTTTCATTAGATGACGATAGATACAAAATACAAAGAGCAGAAGATGCTAGAAAAGAACGTAAAGAAAGCGAGCCTAAACAAATAGAATTTTCAAGAAAGGCACAAAAACAACTACAGTCCTTAGATCAATCGGAAAAATATAGCGCTATTTTAAAAGAAATAAAATTATCACAGAAAAAAGAATCCGGATCTATTTTTAAATTTCTAAGCCCTATACTATTATTGCTCGGTGGTGTCGCTGGTTTAGCCTTTGGCGTTGAAAAAATACCAGTAGTTAAAAAATTATTTGAGCAGTTTAAACAAGGCTCGGTAATGAGTAGTTTGAAGAACTTAACAAGCGTATTCAATAAAAAAGGATTAGAGTATAAAGAGTTTATTAGAAGCATACCGTTTGTAGGGCGTCTGATCGATGCTTTTGATGGGTTTAGATTAATTGCTCGTGGTGATGTGAGTAAAGGTTTAAAATATCTTGCGTTTGCAATACCAGGTGCAGAATTTATAGCTCAGTTTTTCGGTACTACTAAACAACGTCTCTTACAAGATTATGATATGGGAGGGGATAAAAGTAAAAAGTTTAGTATGTTTGGTATTGACTTTACTATGGAGCAACTCTTTCAAAATTTAACTAAAGGATTAGAGGGCGCGTTTATTGGAATTACAGACTTTTTTGAAAAAATTGGTAAAATATTTGTACAGCTATATCAAGTAGCAGTTAAAGGCTCGGGTATAAACTTTGATGATGTAATAGGGTTATTAAATCAAATAGAAGTTTATTTTCCCTCTGTTTCTAAAATAACAGGATTTATTAAAATGCTTACCGAAAAAGCTTTTGTATGGCAAGCGGGAAAAGATACTAGTAAAGAAATTAAAGATATAAATTTAGGAGATATTTTTAATTCAGTTTTTACTGAAATTTCTGAATCCATAAACAATGTTATTTCTACAATTGTTGATATTGGTAATGCCATATCTTTAATTTTTAGTAAAGATACAGCAGCAGCTTCAAAAGGGTTTGCTATTTTAGACAAATATGCCCCCGGGCTTTCTGATGGTCTAAGAGCTGCAAGAGAAATAATGGATGATATTTATTTAATAAGCTCAGCGGATGGTCCTATAAACACTCTTAAAGCAATTTATAAAGCTTTTACTGGCCCTAACAAATACTCTAAACCCGCTGCATTAGATAGAAAAGAAGGATTAGATTATGAAGATCCTGAATCTTATTCGATGCAATATAAAGAATCTCAAGAAGAAGAAAAAAGACTTAAGAAAAAAATAAAGGAAGAAAAAGATCCTAACAAAAAAGTATTAACCGATACATTAAAAGGCGGTACATATGGAACCGCTGCGGGTAGTGTTGTAGGCTTGGCGACATCAGCAATACCCGGCACTCCGTTTTTTGGACAACCTTTAACAGCGTCTGTGTTATATGGAATTGTGACAGGAGTATTATCAAGCGCAGGTACTTTTATAATGAGCGGATCAAGAGAAATTTACAAGGACATGTTTGGTAGTGATAAAGATAGAAGTAAAAGAATTGAATCTTTGGAAAAAAGTGTTGAATTACAACAACAAACAAGAAAAGCAATAAATGAAGCAGGCTCTCAACAAATAGATAATGATTTTTTCAAGCTTAATGAAGCTAAGCCCGTAGAAAATAAAATGGACGATGTAAAGAAAAAAGATGATCAAGCAAATATTCAGCAGAAGATGCTAAAAGAATTAGAAGATGTAAAAGAATTATTTGCCAAGCAACTAAGATTTTATGAATCTATGTTTAAGATGGATCAAGTACTAAATAAAAATCTTGAAGCTTTTATGGTTAGTTCAACTTCATCTAAGGCCCCTACAATTATAAGCAATAATTCACGTAATTTTGTTTTAACAGATAAAACGGTTTCTAATTTTGAATATAGGGCTGACCTAGTTAACGCTTAATAAGTAATATTATGAATCACGTATTTTCTATTTCTAAGAGTAGAAATTTTAGCGATGCTTCAAAAAGCAAATTAGACGATACAGACGTTTCAACGCCTTTTTTAGTTTCTCCGAGTAATACTTCTTATGGAGGTGCTACTAATTCTGATGGATCTGTAGTTAACGGCACAACTGTTAATGTTGTACAGGATTTTTATTGGACCTATTCAAAAACAGGAGAAAAAGCACGCGAAGAAGTACCTAAAATTATTTTACAAGAAAAGCGTTTAAAAGTAAATACATTAATTTCTCAATTAAAATATTCATTTGGAGCGTCTGCTGCCGGTGTATCCGGAGGCCTTAGAGACTTAGCTAATCAAGGACCTGCATTAAGTTTTTTAAACGCTTCTGCAGATCAGTTAGATAGCGTTTCAAGAGGAGCCAATGAATTACTGGGCAGATTTCTTCCCAGCTCACTAGATAACAATTCGATTTTTAACAGAAAAGACAGTTATTTAAAACCGTATCAAAACTTATATATTACGGAGGATACAGGCTGGAATTTTATTCTTCCCTATTTTGATAATTATTATAATGCTCAACAAAATATTTTTTCTGGTGATGCAAATACACCTTATTCAGGTTTAGTAAAAACCGGTGCTGAGTTTTTTACGGGTATTGCTGATTTTGTTAATACATTAAGAAATCCCGCTGATATAACATTTGTTGAAAAAGCTAAACTTTATAATTACCCTATGGAGGGTGAAGAGTTTAGCTTTAATTTTCCTTTAATTAATACAGGAAGCGCTAGCTATGAAGATGTTGTAAGAAATTGGGAATTATTATTTTTACTTTTATATAATAACAAACCTTCCCGAAGAAGTGTTTCAGTAATAGACCCCCCGGTGCTTTACCAAGTATCTATTCCTGGGTCAAAATTTTTACCTTTTTGTTACATAAGTAATATTGCTATAGAATTTCAAGGATCTAGAAGAGAACTTTCACTTAGCCTCTCTACTATTGATAATTTAAATGTTATACAACAGCTAAATGTAACAGGAAGACAACTTAGAGATGATGAAGTAGGACCACAAACACCTGTTACTACAACTTTAAGAGATTTTACTAACAGAGAAGTTTCACGTAATATTACTACTATAGTACCTGATGCTTACATGGTAAGAGTTACACTAAAAAGCCTACTAGCTGAAACGAAAAATTTTATGTATGAACTTATTAACCCTAATCCTATAGTAACCACCTCTTCATTAAACGCAAATGTTATTCTCCAAGGTTTAATTCCACAACAAACAAATCCCAGCGCCAATACACCTTTTAGGCCCGCAGATGTAAATACAAGATAATTATATGGAAGGCAATTTTCAAAATAATATTAAAGAATTACCTAAGCTAAATAGCACTAGGTATGAAAATATATTTAAAGTATATAAAGAAAACGAATTTTATTACTACAATCTTATTCAATCTATATATTTACCTAGTAATATTGACGAAGAAAAAGTATATTATATGGTTATCTCAAATAGAATGCCCTGGACCTCTATAAGCTATAATGCTTATAAGACTATAGATTTATGGTGGTTGCTTTGTTTAGCTAACAGTATCTATAATCCTGTGGAATTTGTAAAAGCCGGTGCGTCAATAAGAGTTATAAAGTCTATTTACGTAAATGACATTATAAAAGATATAAAAAATTATTTAAATACAAAATAAATGAGCACGCAATTTACAAATGCTGAAATTTCTAATTTATATTCTAAAAAATATGAATTTAGCGATACAATAAATAATAATCCTTATTATTTTAATATAAGATTGCTTTCTTCTGATGATAGGCTTCAGGAACTTAAAATAGGTTCTATAAATTCATTAGTTATTGAAGAAAATTTTACAGATTTTTATACTAAAGGTTATATTGTTATTAATAATGTTTTTGATGCAGTTGAACGAATGGTTGATTTTGATAACACTAATTTATTGAAGGGAGCTGCTACTGAGTCATTTAAGCCAAGTAAAGGGTTTATTTTTAAAGGTGATAGTAGAGATTTACTTATAGTAGATATTTTACCGAAGTTAGATGAGTCTGAATTCAGTGAAAAATTTTTTACCGGGGATACCGAAAATAATGCATTTAAAATTTCTTTAACTTTTGTTATTTATAATACAGAAGAAATTCAAGGCGAAGAACCTGGACAAAAATTTAAAAAACTATACTTTCATGATTGGACATATAATTCTTTAATAGAAAAAAATTCATATTTTACTACATCAAAATATATAGACACTGATAATATTAATAATCAAAGTAACGATGAAAGAAGTCTTAAGACAGGACTAGCAATAAAATATTTTTTAAATGAGTTTTTTAATACTGAAAATGACACAGTTACTTTTAATCAAAACTTTGATGAAGGAAGTAGAGAAATTTTCTTTTCTTCACCTGCTCGGTTTAAAGGTATTGATACTTTAACTTATATTTTAGATAGACATATTTCAGATGAAGATAGTAATTTTGATAGAGCTTTTTTAAGGTTACGAAGAGATAAATACGAATTTAGTTTAACCAGTCTTAAGAAAACTTTTGAATCAGCTATTAAAAGTAATAACAGCAATAATTCTACAGAGATTGCTGGTGGTTCAGAATATTATGAGACTTTTAAACTCGGATTGTATTCTAATGTAGACGAACAGTATTTGCTAGAACCGGTAAGCTTTACACCAAAAATTGCATTATTTTTGGACAAATACGGTACAATTAATAATATGGTTTACGATCCTATGCCAGGTATGTATACACAGCAAAAAATATGTACAACCGCAGTACACAGTTATAGTGAAACAGAAAAATTATTTGCTATAGACTTAGAAAAAAATGATATTAAACACATAACTGATGTTTATACAGAGAATTATGTTAAGCCGTTTGATCAACTCAGTGTTAACGGTACAGCGTATCCTAATTTTTTTCCCGGTCAAAATAGATTATTACAAAAAAATATAAAAAACGTTTTTTCAAATATAGAAGATAGAGATCAAAGATTAAGCGATGGTAGAAATGAAGTTTTATTTAATTCTATCTTTTTAAACAATACTATTTCGTTTAAAGTACCAGGTTCAACACACAGAACTGCAGGTGTCTTTATAGGTATAGATAGAGATGGGTCTATGGTTTACAGTGATTTTGATAGCAAGATGCTGGGTGTTTATCTTGTGGTGCAAGTAAAGCATATATTTAAAGGAAATGAATATTTTAATGAACTACGGTGCATAAAAACGTATAGCTATAATAATTTGTTTTTAAATACTAATAGTGCATGAGAACACCCACAAAAACATTATATCCAGAATTGGTAGATGCCAATATAACTAATTCGCTAGAGTTTCTACAAAATTATACAACATTTCTAAAAAGTATTGGAATGAGCTCTGCAGGTTCCAATGAGGATTTAACTGAAGAAGCTCAAATTAGCATTGATTATAGAAATAATTTAAAATCTGGTGATCCGGTAAATAATATTTCTAAGTTTTTTAACGATCTAGACAAAAAACAGTTTAAAAACTTAAATTTAGACTATGTTTACTATTGGGTAAAAAAATATCACACCTTACCGGATGTAATAAAAAATAAAATTAATAAAAATAAAAATTCTTATTTTAGCGAAATAAGCGACAGTATTGGTATTATGGCAAATATGATGAACAAAATGAGCGATAACACCGGTCCTATTTGGGATTTTAATTTAGATAAGTTCGGCATACCTTTTCCCCATGCAGTTCAACTAAACAATAAAATTAGCAATAATACTTTAGAGCTTTCTTTTGAACTTCAGAAAAAAAATACTAGTTTAATGAGAAATAACTTGAAGAATTTAATTTCACAAACTACAAAATTGGATAAACAGTTACAACAGGTTGCTGCAGACCCTACACAATCACATTCGAATAATTTAATAACCGATATAAAGTTTTACGAAGATTTTTTTACCCAATTACAATCTATAATAAACAATTTAAAAAATAGCTTCTCTAATGATTATTATGAATTTGTATGTTATTTTAGCAATATTAATGATAAAATAGGTTATAATCCTAGAAGCTATTTAAATTTACAGTTTATTACTAATTTATTTTTTGAAATAGACATAGAAGGCACTATGCAACGAGTAGATTTATTACAAAAAAAGCTTATAAATTCAATGTCCTTTAAATCTATAAAAAACTCTATTAGTGTAGAAAGATTAAATTCTGGAAATGTGATTTACAATACTAATACAATTAATGAAAGATATTTAGGAGGAGTTCAAGAATTTAAAATACCTGTTCCTATATCCATTAATAATAATTCTTTTTTAAATAATAATTCTAATCTAATGCAAATTCCTAATAATACGTTAAGTAAAGTTAATGAAATTTTTAATAAAATAGGACCAGATAATATACCCGGGTTTTCCTCAGCATTAAATAATTCTCAAATCAGCAATACTTTAAATACTTTTGGATTAGGGAGTTTAGACCCCACCGGTAATTTAAATTCAATATCTAATTTTATTTTATCTCCTATTACCGATTCAATTGCCGGATTTACATCTTTAGCGACTAATCCGTTTAGTATACTTTCTGATAGTATTAGCTTTACTGGTACAAAAGGTATTCCTAATATTCTACCTATTGATGATTTAGGTAGTTTTCCGGAAATTGCATCGCTTATAACTTCTACTAATTTAAAAAACCTAGATCCTATGAGTGTACTAAGTTCAATAGAAAGTATAAAAAATATTATATGTAATTTTAAATTACCTATAATAGGTAAAATAGACTTCTCTGACTTTATTAATATGGAATTTAATCCAAAAACAATACTTGCTAAATTAAAGAGTATGATTCCTAAATTCCCTAAGAAGGATGATTTTGTTAAATTTATGAAAAATCTTGTGCCCGACTTTAAGAGTATATTTAAAAATATCTACAAAAAGTTGTTTGAATGTTAATTTTCTAATTTTTTATCTTCTATTATTTCAGCATCAATAATTTTTGCACTTTTATTAGCACTATCGATAAGCATCTTAAACACCTGTTCTCTTGTTGCTAGTAGTTTTGTAGTATTGTCACTTTCTTTTAGTTCCTTTCTACTCTTTAAATCCATGTCTTTTGCTTTTATGATAGTTTCGTTCTTTTTATCAGATACAATAATTTTATTTAGCGTTTCAATTGCTGTGGAAGTTGCAGCAATTAAATCAGCTAAACTACTCACATCTTTACTTTCTGGTGCAGAAGAAATGTAATCCTTAACGTTAGTAACAACTTCAAGACTTTCTTTAATGAGCTTACCTGCATTCTCAATTACAAATTTTTCCATGTTTTCTTTGCTTAATAAATCTGTTTCTTTTTGAATTTTTTCGGCTTTTTTATTAGCATCATTTAATTGAGACAACAAATCTCCGACCATTTCATTTAATTCTTCACTCATAATGATATTTATACATTGATTTTATCGAATCTATTATATAATACAGATATGTATTCTATAAAATCTGTAAATAACGCTGATACCGATCCAAATCTTAGATTTTTACCTGTCTTAAAATTTGAAAAGACGCACGAACTTGCAAAATTACCAGTAAAAAACCATGAATCAGACACGGGGTATGACGTTTTTTCTGTTGAAGATAAGATTATTCCTGCAAAAAATTATGCAATCGTGGGTGTTGGATTAAAATTTGCTGATATTCCAGAAGGTTATTGGATTAAGGTGGAATCTCGTAGCGGCCTCGGATTTAAGCATAGTATCTTTGCCCACCCTGGTATTATTGATTGCGGATATAGAGGTGACGCAGGTATTAAGCTTTATAATTTTTCTGATACCGATTATAAAGTCGCCGCGGGTGATAGAATAGCACAATTTGTACTGTATTTTAATATATCAATGCCTGTAGAATGGGGTGAGCCACAAGCATCATTACGCGGAGAAAAGGGATTCGGGTCTTCCGGGAAGTAATGAATACCGACTTTAACAGTCTGTGGGTAGAGAAATACCGTCCAAAAGATATATCTAGTTTTATTGTTACAGAATCTAACAAAAAAATAATAGAAACCTATAAAACCACTAAAGAAATACCTAACCTTTTATTTACAGGTACCCCCGGGCTCGGTAAAACATCATTAGCTAAAATTATTGTTAACAGTATTTTAGATTGTCAATATCTTTATATTAATGCAAGCGATGAAAACGGTATTGACACTATCAGAAGTAAAGTTACTAGCTTTGCGCAAACTAGGAGTATTGATGGTAAAATTAAAGTAATTATTTTAGATGAGACAGACGGCTTGTCTATTGATGCTCAACGCGCACTCAGAAATACAATGGAGGAATTCGCTCATATTACCCGCTTTATTCTTACAGCTAATTATTCATACAAGGTTATTTTACCGCTACAAAGTCGTTGTCAAGCATTAGATCTTACACCCCCGTTTGATGGTGTCTTAAAGAGATGTGCATTTATTCTTAAAAATGAAAAAATCTCAGTAAATGAAGGTGAAAAAGCAAAGCTCTTATCATTTATTAAGAGGCTTTATCCAGACTTAAGAAAGATTATTAATGAACTACAAAAATTTTCAAGCTCTGGCTCATTATTACTCCCTGAAAGTAACAAGAACGATGTTTGCGAGCTTATTTTTAACGAAATAGCAAAGAAAAACATTACATCTATTAGAAGAGCTCTTATTGAAAATGAGAATTCCTTTAATTCTGACTATCTTACTCTTTTAAGAGATTTGTTTAATTACATCGATACTCTTAACATTGATAATATTCAAAAAAAGAAATGTCTCTTAGTAGTTGCTGAGCATATTTATAGAAGTTCTTTTGTTGCTGATCAGGAAATTAATTGCTATTCTTGCCTAATAAGCCTGTCTGATGTATTTTAGCTTTTAGGCAGGTAGTTAGCTGTGTATGACGCGGGATCAGATGCACCTTCTGCAGGCTTAGAAGGTATCCTTACATTAGTATTATTTAAAACCCTATCACCCGTAGATAGCTTTTTATTACCTAAATCAGATAAACGGGTATTCATTGGCGAATAAAATGGAACTTCTTGTTGCTCGTCCTTTACTTTCTTTGGTTTAATATTTACTCTCTTTGAAGGATCATCTGCTTTGAACTTTTCAGGTACATCAGGTAAATTAGGGTATGAACTTACAGGCTCTAGCATTCTGCCCGGTACAGTTACAAAATCCATATATCTGCCCGGGGCTATTTCAGAAGTAATATCTACATTAACATCACTACCCGTATAATCCGTATTACCTGCACCCTTTACATTGGGGTAAATATTTTTAATTGCTGATATCCTTAAATTTAGTCCGCTAGAAATCATACTTTTTATTTTCTCCTGTGTATTAGAACCTAATGACTGGAACCACGTATCCTTAAGTGCATCTTTCTTAAAAACTACAACGTCTCCAGCTAAAAAACCCTGTCCTGTATACCGTTGCATGTGAGATTCGTATATCTTGACAAATTTCTTACTCATTTAAATTATTTATTGTTTTGATATAGTATAAAACTGTTTTTAAACCAATTAAATGCAGATAAATACTATTGTGGCTACAATAAAAGTTAACTCTATTAAGCAACCTATAAAGAGTAATAGCTCGTTTACTTACACAGATTTAAAGCTTGATATTGAATTCGATTATACAAGAAATAATGAGTTTCAAAAAAGAAAAGAAGTAAGAGATTTAATTATTAATTACGATTACGGTGCAGTTAAAAACTCTATTTTTAATCTTTTCAACACATTACCTGGGCAAAAAATTTTAAACCCTTTATTTGGCCTTAATTTAGTACAATATTTGTTTCAACCATTAAATGAAATTACTGCAAACCAAATTGGAACTAAAATTTTAGAGGGGATAAGTACTTTTGAACCAAGAGTAGTATTGCAAAATATAAATGTTGTTGTAGACGAGGCAAACTCACAGTACTTAATTACTCTTATTATCTCCGTTCCTTCTATACGCACTGACTCTAGCTTTAGTATATCCGGAATATTAAGTAATTCTGGGTTTAATTTTGTAAATAAATAATATGGCTGAATTTAACGATTTTACTTTAGAGAAAGATAGCTATGTTGCGTTTGATGCACAAAGCTTAAAGAGTCTAATAATTACTCGATTAAACTCTAATAATTTTTTTACTGATCAAAACTTTGAAGGTAGTAATCTTTCTTCCTTAATAGATATTATTGCTTATGCATATCATGTTCTCTTATTTTATCTTAATAGAACTGGTTCTGAAAGCACCTTTACTACTGCTGAATTATTTGAAAACGTAAACAAAATAGTAAAAATTTTAAATTATAATCCCGTAGGCAATCAAACTGCTATACTTTCTTTTTTAGCACAAGCTAATGCTTCTCTACCACCTAACACATATACGATTCCGAGATATTCATATTTTTCTATAAACGGTACAAATTATAGCTTTAATAAAGACGTTACGTTTATAAAAAATTCTAGTGATACTGAAATTTTAACCGATCTTCAAGATAATAATCTATTATATCAAGGTATATATTCAGAATATCCTATTTATGTTGGAGTAGGTGAGCCTTTCGAAACATTAACCCTTACTGTGGTTGACGCTACAGGCCAAAACGTACCTATTGATCATTTTAATATAGATGTTTACGTAAAAGATAATACGGTTGATAGTCCTAAGTGGTCTAAATGGTCGCCTGTCCAGTCTTTATTTTTAGAAAGAAGTAACTCTGAAGTTTATGAAATTAGATTAAACGAAAATGAGAGATATGAAATAAGATTTGGTAATAACGTAACTGGAAAGCAGTTAAATCCCGGTGATGAAGTTGCAATATATTATTTAAAGACCAATGGTGTTATCGGTGAAGTAGGTCCCGGGTTACTAAACAATAATAAAATGTTTTTCTATAACACAACAAGATTTAATACCATTCGAACCGATACAACACCAGAAAATCTTAATATTATTACTACACAGCAAGTTAATAATATAGAGTTTAGTAATATAGATGCGAGTACAACTTATATACCTAGAGAATCCGTATCGAACATAAAAAACAATGCATCCAATACATTTAGAAGTCAATATAGGCTTATAACCGCTGAAGATTTTATAAATTATGTAAGTAAAAACTACAGTAATATTATTTCGTCTGTTAAAGCGGTAAATAATTGGGATTATATTTCAGGTCATTTAAAATATTACTTTGATTTGGGTGTTTCTAGGCCTAATCTCGAAAGTAGAGTTCTTTTTAATCAAGTAAAATTTGCTGACTCTTGTAATTTTAATAATATATATTTGTATGCTGTACCTAAGCTCGAAAAACTCACATCACTCACAACCAGAGGTAGCTATTTAAACTCCGCGCAAAAACAACTTATATTAAATGACTTGCAAAAAGTAAAAGTAACCACTTCTGAAATTATAGTTAATGATCCCGTCTATGTAGCTGTAGATATAGGTACTAATTTTCCTGGAGAGCCTTTATCACCCAGTATTTCAGACAACAGTTTTCTAGAAATCTCACGTGACATTACTTCTAAAAGAAACCCAGAAGCATTAAAAGATCAAATTACGAAAATTTTTAGAAATTATTTTTCTACTCTAAGAGACAATTTAGGATCTGTAATAAATATTACCGAAATTACCAATCAAATTTTAGCAATTCCTGAATCCGGAATTATTGATATTAATACTAAAAGAATTGAAGGTGATACAACAATTACAATCCCAGGAGTTTGTTTAGTAGTTTATAATCCCGTATATCCCGAAAAAGATATAACTGTAACAACACAAGATTATCAACTGCCTTACTTTAAATACCCATTTCTTAATAATTCTCTTGATTTTGCAAATAAGATAAGAATAATTACGCCTTCTATAACATCACTAACTAAGGAGTATTAATGGCTTCTGTAAATTATACTTATGTATATTTTAGAGCTAATGACTTTACAGGTAGAGCTGTACTTTCTGCCTTCACACTTCCACAAACTTCACTAACTTTTGTTCCCGATTTTCTTACCTCTCCAGTTCTCTCTTCTGATGACTCTATTTCTAATAAATTGTTAAGATGGGATTTTGGTGATGGTACTTTTTCAAGTCTTCTAACTGCAACTCATTATTATAAGTGGCCCGGTGACTACAAAGTAAGACTCACAGTATATGATAAATTCGGTAATGCTTACGATAGTTCATATCAACCTACCATAAAGGTTTATGATTTTATAAGAGATCAATTAGTTTTTAAAGATTTTAGACGTTTTATTTACGATGTTCCAGCTAGTAAGATTATTGAGCCTATAGAATTATTAAGACAAACAAGCTGGCAGTCTTACAATGCATTGAGTAGTACGGGATACACTGTCCATCTCTATGCATCCGGAGCTCTAGGGCAATTTCAAAATATAGATAATTTTTATGATGATAAATGGTCTCATTTAAGAGCATTAAGTCGGTTTTATATAAAAACTCCTGTTGGCGACTCGTTTGAGTATCAATCAGTTGATAGGATAACTAAAGCCGGTGAACCTATTTTTGCTAAAATAGATAATAAGTCTTTTAGAATTTGTAATAAAAATGATATTGGTAGTTTTTTTGTAGGTACAACCGCTTCATACGAATTTTTTTATGTTGACGATGTAACTAAAAACTATACTTCACGAGAACCACCTATTTTTATATTTGCAACTTTAGATAATTCAAAATTTCCCGATAGATATACTATAAACAGCGATTCATACAGAGATATATCTTACCCACCTTATGGGTATAATAATATTAAGCCAGCTGTACTGCCTATTATTAAAGTTAGACACAACCCCGCTGAAAAACTTAATATCACCACTACAGGTATTGATGTGAAGGAGTACTATCCACTACAAAATTTTATTTTCCCGAATTGAGTTGGCAAAATACTGAAATTCCTTTTCTTATTAAAATGAAAGATGCGGATAATTTTACAACAAAAACCTACCCTCCAATCTATTCATCTGTTACGGATTCTTCTTTATCTGGACTAACATCTTTTAATGTAAACTTTGGTCTACAAAGAAAAGAAGGTAGTAATTTTTATCCGGTCACCGGGGTACAATTTTTTGATGATTTTAACGATGAAATACCTAGAAGTATCGGTGCGTTTTTTAAAGGTTATTTTATAGTTAATGAACCTACTTACAACTTGCAATTAACTGCTAGAATGACAGTTAAGGACCCGATTAATTATCCTAAAGATACCTTCATCGGATGGGCAGCAGTACCTCAGTATGATGTTTTAGTAAGATTATTTAGAGAACAAATTTATGGCTCCTGCTTAGGTGGGGTGACTCTAAGTATATCTGCCGCTAAAAATTTTGTTTATAACTATAATAATAGAAATGTATATGCAATTCAAGTTGCTCCCTCCGGCGCAGGTATAGGAGAAGATTATCAAGCGTGGTTTGCTGATGGTTCGAGAGATTCATTAATTAAATTTACCGCTGAGGGTGTACTTCTCTCATCTTTCACTCTTTCTGCTTACCCATATATAAACCCTAACACTGGTATTAAAGAATATGTAAACCTACTTAATCCAATTTTAAGTAGCGCTGCCCCTGCATCTATTACTTTAGATGGAGAAAATAATTTATGGTTTTGCTTAGCTGATGCTGTTTCAAGTATTAAAATAGATGGTAAATCCGGCTACATGCTTTCAAATGCATATCCAGATGTAACAAATATATGTTATTTTCTTAGTGGAGATTACCACTTACCGTTTTTGAGCGGGTTTGCTGGAGAAAATCTTGTATACCCCGTAAGTATAGATTCAGATTTTAATAATGATATATGGGTTTCATATACACACCCGGTTTGCGGTTTTATTGCAAAATATAGTACATACGGTTCGTTGCTTTGTGTTGTACCATTTATACCTCTTCATTCACCCGCAGAAATTATTATTGATAGAAATAAAAACGTATGGGTAACAGCATATAATTTAGCCGCTTCTGGATATACCCTATCAGGTAGAAATGACTATGTTTATAAATTTAATACTCGTGGGGATTTATCTTCTGGATATCCTATATCAGGATTTAAATTTATTCATAATGCAACAACAGATATGTTTCAAAATTTATGGGTTGCGCAAGATAGAGATACTATAACAAGAATTGATGGTGTAAATGGTAGTACATCAAATTATATTGCAGGTTCAGCTAACTCTACAAGTTATATAGGAAGTATAGGCGGACTAGCAAGTGATACAAATGATTTCTTATGGATTTTAAATAACTTTGATCAAAAATTATATTTTATAGATACCTTAGCACCTAAAGTAAGTAGTGTAAATTATTTAAATAGTGTTGATTTAATTCTACCCGGTGAATCACCTACAAATATTTTAAGCACATTCGCTGAGCGTAGCTTTCAAGCTTACGGTGACTGGTTAGGCACAAGATGGATTAATAAGCGAATGATACCTACAACACTAGTAAGAACTATAACCGGTGAAAGCAATTTCTTTAATATATTACCTCTCTCAGGTCAATATAGCATTAGTAAAGTAAATGAAAATTTTGATGCAGCTGGGTTTTATAAGTCGTTAATTTTCAGTGAAGTTTTAGAAGATAAATTTAATCTTTTTAATAGTTTTATAGGTACAATAGTAGGAGGTATTACCGCACAGCCCTACGAATTAGGTAAAACAGTATATGAAAAAATAGCAAACTTTGTGAGTAATAAATCAGATATTGATAAATGTAATCTTGACGCATTAATTTCTTTTTGTAAAGAACTGTCTATACAGTTCGAACAATACAACTATCCCTTTCCACCTCAACTAACGAGATTAGTAAATATTTTATCAATAAAACATTCTAATTTATGGGGAAATAGAAATAGATTTAATTTAGATTTTAGTAAAAAAGGTACACAATTTAATGATAATTATGCAAAGAATAGAGGTTCTGAACTCTCTACTAAAACTTCATATATTACAGCCGGTTACCCAGTAGTCGCGTATGAGACATTTTCAGGGCTATACTCGTTAGTTAATAGCATAACTATACAAGGGTATAGCTACGGTGATGTTATACCTCTTTCATCGTTTAATAGCAGTTGGGGTTGGAGTTTGGTTATACCAGGAAAGTTGTCTGGCTCAAGAATTAGTGATTTTTATAAATTTTATGAATTTGTTGATGTTTATAACGATAATTACTTTAATAATATAATTGACTGGGAATCACCGTTTACCACCATTAACTTTACAAACAGTTCATTTAAAGAATGGACCAAAACAAATGGAATAATGGATAGTTTAATAAATTATGAGTTGACTAAAGGTCTTAGATTGATATTAAGTGCTAGCGACATCGTATATAACAATTAAATATTTAAATGTTACGCTCTAGTAGATTTATTGACGAAAGACTTTCAGTATCAATAACTTCTTTAGTCCCCCCTACAAATCCTATAGATTTCATTGAACCACTTACCTTTCAACAATGGTTAAAGTATAATAATAGTTTGTTCACTAGTTCAGAAGATTTTCTTTCTAGATATCAGTCTTATCTTAATAACTGGTATGAGGTTAAAAATATTCAACGCGAAGTACAGGAACTTACTACCCGGTCATTATACACGGAATTAATTAATGAAATCGTACTTAACTATACTACGAGTGATGAGAAAAGATTTTTAAAGAATATAGATTTTAATAATAATAGAGATCTGGCAGTTGCTGTGCCGTTTTTTGCAGAAAAAATAAAAGAAATTTGTTTATACTATAGTACTTTGCGCGATGATGTAAAAACAGGTGTTACCAGGTATAACTTAAAAGGATCAAATTTCGGTATACAAAAATTAATTTATAATGAAATATCAAAATCCTTAGAAACCGAAGATTTAACAGATTTTATAAAAAACTTAAATCTTTCTCTTTCCTCTATTCGCAACAATATGGTTATTGATGTTGAGGATTTATACGACACCTATACAAATTATTTAGATACAAGTTTTAATTTTAATTTTTCTAGTTATGATACTCAATCCGGTTTATTAAAAGATTATTTTAATTTAAATCAATACAATATTGATCCTAATTTATTTTTAAATTTTAATTATTCAATTGTTAATGCAATTACAAGCTATCCTTTTTATTTAATTGAGCTAGGCAATAATAATTTTTCTATTTCACCAACCGTAAACAGCAGTAATTTATCGTTTTTAAAAGATAGTGATTTTATTAATACGGTCAATAATAATAATAGTAATAATTTAAATTTAAATTTAAATAAAGAACTTATTCAAAAATATATAGGTACAGATTTTTATTATCTTTCTACCGGAAATACATCTAATCAATTTTTATCTGGGCTTCTCTTTACTGCAAACAATGAATTTGCAAATTATATTAATAAAAGATTTCCTAGTGTTGCTGCTGTACCGAGCGAAGAATTTTTACGCACTTCAAAAGATATAGGGCTATTTTTTAAACCCGATAAAATAGGTTTTTCTAATTTTTCTAACTTCGGCCTAACCGTTACAATAAATCGTGATTCTTTAAGCGCAAATACAATCTACATTTTTCCCGATCCTCAAAAATTTGAAAATGTCTCCGGCTTGACAGAAGAAGAATTTACCTCACCTCTTACATTTTTAGAAAATAATTATTTTAATAAAATAGATTTTTCTAATCAATTTTTATTTGGTGATTCAGAAACCAGCTCTTACTTTCAAACATTTAGACCATATCAAACCAGAGAGCAATCATTAAATTATTCAAACCAGGGATTATCTCGTTACACAGACCCTCAAGACTTTTTTAAAAGCGACTTAAAAAATATTTGGTCCAATGAAGACATTTACCCTAAAATACCTTCTAACCTATTTCCTATTGATAATAGATTAGAAAAACTATATTCCCTTAACAAAACACTTGTTCAGCTAAAAAGTGATATATATGGTAACGAATTTAGTCTTTATAAAGATGTACATCCATTAAAGCAAGCATCTAATATCCGTGGTGATCAAAATTTAGATATTTTCTTTTGCTTATTATTAGATGGTCATGTTTTAAATGACAGTATTTCAGGGGCAAATTTTGATTACACTACTATAGATGCAGATAAAGGCTATTCCGGTATTATTCTAAAAACTACAGATAATATACCACCCGGCTCCGGTTATTATACACAAGGATCATCTTTTATCTCACCTTCTCCCCTTTCAGGTATCGCTTATAATAATGGAACACCCACGTTTGCTTTAACAAGCATAACATATCCGGTTGTATCATATAGATTCTACCCCGAATCTTTTTGCCCATCATACGTACAATTAACATTCTTATGCAATGTTTATGATGGTGTTACTTTTACAGTAGAAGGCGTACCTTTAACAGACTATTCTTCTGATGACCCCGGGTACAACCCTGAAGACGGGTCGCTTTATTATAATATATTAATTGATGCAGGGTTAAATAAAAACGGCCCTTCGTTTAGAGCTAATTTTGTATATTCAGGTGACTTTCTATTTACACCACCGGCTTCCGCTATTACTATTTATGATGGTACTTATTTTCTTGTTAACAGTGCTGAACCTTGTGGTAATGATCTTGAATTTAACATTTCTTACGATGAGAAAAGTCTATACTTAGATTATCACATTCCTCAAAGAGATACAAAAGTCATTGAAGGTTTATCTGGTTTAGATAGAAAAAGAAGTTTATATCAAGTAAAATATTTAGATTATGGAGAGTTGTATTATAGAAATTCTAATTCTTCTATAATTATACCTGCTTCTGCGGCATTAAGTGGTATGTATACAAAATATAATGACGGTATTAATAATGAATTAAAAAATAAATTAATTAATTTTGATCTTTATTACGATACAATACAATTTGATACAGAAAACTACTTAGTTTTTGATAAAATAATATTTGATTATGAAAATAATATTATAATAAACAGAAGTAGAAATGATTGTTTCTTTTTAAGGGGTGATTATAAAAAATTAGAAAAAATTTCTACAGTTTGGTTTGACGAGACAGATAATGTTTTATTCTTCTGCAAAACAATACTATTTCACGAATTAAGCGCTACAAATTATAAAATAATTTATCCAGAAATTTATACAGTTAATATTGATACACTAGCTTATAATAAAATATATCCTTTAGAATCTAGCAACACACTTACTTTTGAACATTTAAGATTGTTTTCGTTATCTGGAAATAGTATTAATGTAAATATTGTTGAGATAGACAAGCCATTATTTAATTATAATGACGACACCGGTCAATACTGTATAAGTTATCTAGGTAGAGATATCTCTAACGTATTCTATATTTTTAAAACTATATTTAAATATGTAAACGGTAAAATAATTAATATAACTAATACTATGTATAAATTAGCTCCAGATGTCGATTCTGTTAATTTTAGCAATACACTATCATCAAGCTTTTTAACATACAACATACTTGGCAATAATCCAGGTTATGTTTCTAACGGAGCCTTTGTATTTGGAATTTAATATGGCTTTTTATAATTTAAATCATGATAACGATACATCTGTTTTATACAGGCTCGATACGCTTGACACTACGCGTGATTGTATTATTTCTTTCGAATATAAATGTATCGGCACACAACTAAGCGGCTCAGAAGGATTCTGCTTATTTTTTGTAGACGCTAGTATAGATTATTTATCGGGTGGTTCGCCGGGCCCGGGGTTAGCCTATACTAGCTTAACAGCTCTTTCCTCATCCGCTTTAACTTTTTTTAATGGAATTAAAAAAGGTGCATTGGGTATAGGCTTTGACATAACCGGTAATTTTGGTTCTGATATTTTGCAATTAAACGGATTTTCCACCCCACTGCCTAATACAATATCTATTCGTAGTAGTGAAGATAGAAACTATGACTTACTCTATAGATCAGAAAACTTAACATCTACATCGTTTAAAAAACCATTAACTCTTTATACAAATATTGCTAGTAGTGATTATACAGTATTTAGAGTTCGTATAACTGATATTGGCGATCGTATTATTATAGATCATAATGATGGATCTAGCTTTACAAATTATGTAAATTTTAAATTACCCTATAGATTACCACCTACTGTATTTCCCTGTTTAGGTTTTGCAAACGGCCCATACCCTACTAATCTTTACGTTAAAAATTTAAATGTAAATTCTTTTATTTTAACTCCCACTCCTACCATTACACCAACCGTTACCCTTACACCAACATGCACTGTAACTATTACACCTACCATAACACCGACAATTTCTATTACACCTACTAGAACCCAAACACCTACTATCACAAAAACTGCAACTGCTACCCCAACTGTTACGAATACATCTGCAGTTACACCTACCACAACAACAACGCCAACGGTAACCCCTACAATAACACCTTCCATATCTATCACCCCCTCGATTACGCCTACTATTTCTATTACACCTACTACAACAACAACGCCAACGATAACCCCTTCAATAACGCCTACTATTACTCCAACAACTTCTATTACTCCAACAATTTCTATTACACCTACGATAACACCTACTATATCTATTACTCCGTCAATTACACCTACTACTTCACTTACACCGACACCGACAATTTCTATAACACCTACTATTACCGAAACGCCTATAATACCTATTTCGCCAACACCGACACCGACAATTTCTATAACACCTTCAATTACCATCTCTTCTACACCTACATTAACTCCAACGGTTACACCCACTTCTAGCATTACACCCACTATAACGCCCACTACTTCTATTACTCCAACAATAACTCCTACAGTTACTGTTACAGAAACACCTACAGTTACCCCGACTGTAACTCTAACAGTTACTCCTACTGTCTCTCAAACACCAACAGTAACTATAACACCTTCCATAACACCAACGATATCGATTACACCTTCCATAACACCAACGATATCTATTACACCATCCATAACACCAACGATAACAGTAACACCTACAATAACTATTACTCCTTTCTTATATAAGTTATCCGGCCCGGGTAATAAAACACAAGAAGGCCAGGAAATCTTTATTAGCGCTCCAGATAACACATCAACTTTATATTTTAACGCAGGTCCTTCCACCGTTACATCTGAATCCACAATGGTGTTAAAATATCAAAATGTTATTTATATGTATGTTGTTTACGACTATACAAGAGATGGAACTACTTTTGGTTTCTCACCCACGGATACTGGTACAGTTTATTTTAATGTATTCGCTGACGGAGCGATTTATAACTTTGCTCCTGTTACCCCTACACCTTCTGTAACCCCAACCGTGACACCAACAATAACAACATCTAATTCGCCAACACCATCTATAACCCCGACTTTCTCCCCCACACCTACAATATCTGTAACACCAACAGAAACACTTACACCTACGGTAACCCAAACACCTTCTATTACTCCTACTACATCCATGACACCGACACCCACAATTACAATTACCCCTAGCATAACGCTAACACCATCTACAACTGTGACTGTAACACCTACAATTTCCGAAACACCGACGCAAACACCAACACCTACAGTAACGCAAACCAGAGTACCTATTGAAATTTTAGTAGATTTAGGATTAAGCACTGATCAAACTACGATTGATTCAAATTCGAAGTATTGGAACAATATAACTGAACTAGTAAATGATGTAAATAATCTTGTTGATACAACTAATACATCAACTGGCTTTGGTTTAAGCGCTAGTAACTATACAGGTGCTGACGGGGCCCCGACTAACCCAGGGCTATTATTCCCTAGCCCTGCTTACTTAGGAAACTTAGCCATAGAATCGGCAACTGAAGATTACATTTATGGAAATTCGTATTTTGAATTAGAATTCTACAACCTAAATACAAATAAAATATATGATCTAAGTATTTTTGGATCAGCTTCTGCGGCTCTTTTAAGTGAAACTGAATATGTAGTAAGTTATAATTCTGGTACAAGTTCTTACGGTGTTCAAACTTCCGGACCCGGATCAGGTATACCTTCGCTAAGTGCAAATAATTACAATGTGTTTAGAATTAATAACTTAGTTCCAAGAGATAGTGGTAGGCTTACTATTCTTGCCTCTCTTTGCACTGGATCTAATGCATATCTAAACGCAATAAGATTAACAAGCAGATAATTGATTTTTTTTAATAGTCTTATAAAATATAACAATGACCAAAGAGATTAACTCAAAAAATACTATTTTTATATCAATTGCTTCTTATAGGGATCCTCAGCTATTACCTACTTTAAGAGATTGTATTAAGAATGCAAAATATCCTGAAAATTTAAGATTTGGAATTGCTTGGCAAAGAGATGAAAAGGAATCTTTAGAAGAATTTACTACAGATAAACGTTTTCGCGTACTAGATATTCCTTATAAAGAAAGTCAAGGCACATGCTGGGCTAGAAATAAAATTCAATCTCTTTATAAAAACGAAAAGTACCATCTTCAATTAGACAGTCATCACCGTTTTGCACAAAATTGGGATGTTAAGTGTATTGATATGATTAAGCAGTTACAGAAAAAAGGTCACAAAAAACCTCTTCTTACAGCCTACATTTCAAGTTTTGATCCGGATAATGATCCACAAGCAAGAATTAACGTTCCATGGAAAATGAATTTTGATAGATTTATTCCCGAAGGCGCTGTATTTTTTTTACCCGCATCTATTGATGAGTATAAAGAATTAAGCTGCCCGGTACCCGCTCGCTTTGTATCTGCCCATTTTATCTTTACGCTTGGTAAATGGATTAAAGAGGTACCCTATGACCCGTATTATTATTTTCATGGAGAAGAGATTAATTTAGCAGTAAGATCTTACACACACGGGTACGATTTATTCCATCCTCATATAGTTGTTATGTGGCATGAATACACTCGTAAAGGCCGTACAAAACACTGGGATGATATTCCTCTATGGGGTGAAATGAATAATAAATCACATCTTCGTAATAGAAAATTATTTGAAATGGACAATGAAAAGAAAGATATTGATTTTGGAAAATTTGACTTCGGTAAAGAGCGAACCCTAAGAGATTATGAACGCTACTCCGGTCTTTGCTTTAAGAAGAGGGCTATTCAAAGACACACTTTAGAAAATAAATATGCACCAAATCCTAATGACAATCTTTCGGAAGAAGAGTTTGAAGATTCTTTACTAAGCATTTTTAAACATTGCATAGATATTCGTTATGATCAAGTGCCTGAGAAAGACTATAATTTCTGGTGTGTTGCTTTTAAAGATGAAAAAGGCCAAGATATATATCGCAAAGATGCAGATAAAGAAGAAATTGATAGAATGATGAAAGACCCGGATGGTTATTGTAAGGTTTGGAGAGAATTTAATAGTGAGAAGATGCCTCATAGCTGGATAGTATGGCCGCACAGTCTTTCTAAAGGATGGGCAGAACCTATCACTGGTGTTATTGGTAATAGAGTAAGTTAATAAATAATTCTGTGATTACTGAATGGTTTTATAATAATGATATAGATGGAATAAGAAATAGAGTTAAAAAAATAATAGAAACTAACAATTTTAAATCTATCGATATAGGTGCTGCAGCTTATTACTGGTCTTATCCGGAGTGTAAAATAATAGCAGATTCAATAAAAATTAACAAACCCGACGTTTTACAATTTGAAATTGATATTGAAAATAAAAATCAGTATAACTCTATTTTTGATTACGTAAAAAATAATGGAATTTTTGATTTTACTATATGTTCACATACTCTTGAAGATGTGTTTAATCCTTTAGATTTAATTGAACTTCTTCAAAAAATATCTAAACGAGGATTTATTGCCATTCCTTCAAAATATGATGAATTTAATTATTTAAATGGTAATAATTTTCTAGGTAACTCACATCACAAGACTATTTTTGATGTAAAAGAAGATAACTTATTTTTGTTTCCAAAATATTCATTTATTGAAACGAATAAAAATTCAGAACAAATAAGAAACAACTATAAAGGAAAAGAGCTATGTATATTTTGGGAAAATGAAATACCTTCTTATATATTTGGTAAAGGAATACCGTTCAGAAGTGATGGAGAGTTGATTAACGAGTATTTTAGACAGATTACCTAATAATATTGATTAATTTATTTTTTTTTGTAAATACTTTTTATGAAATTAGTTAGACTTTCAAGAGCAAACTTTTTTCAAATGTATTCATGGATTAATTATTTTAGATTTGTTTTAAATAAAAAATATCATGTTATTCCTGATGGAAAAACCCCGGATATAGTTTTATGGACCAATCTTCACGCAAATGTTAATGATTACGATGATTTTTTAAGAGACAATTATAAAGAAATAGGAATGTATAAAAACTGTAAAAAGATTTTTATATCCGGAGAAATTTTTAAAGATTATTATGGTATTTTAAATGAATCTGATAAAAATTATGTTTTAGGGGTAGAAGAAATAGACCATCCTAGATATCTAAGATTCCCTACATGTGTATTAGATTGCTGGACACTTTTTGATGAAAGCAGAATATTTGATACACCCTTTAATTGGTTGGTTGAACCTAAAGATCCTGAAAAAATAATAACGGACAAAAAATATTTTTGTAGTATAGTACAGGGCTCACATAATGATGATAGGGCTAAAATTTTTGATTTACTTGAAACTATTGCACCGATTCGATCGTCTGGGCCTTGGAGAGGCACCCCGGGGTTAGATCTTAACAAATATAAATTTATCAATAATAATTATACTGGAAGAATGGATGGACTAGTTTATAGGGACAAGATAAATTTTTTTAAAGATTGTAAGTTTAATATAGCTTTTCAGTATACAAATACTGTTAATGTCACACAAGAAAAAATAGTTCACGCTATGGCGGCTAACACCATACCCATTTTTTACGGTAATCAAAACGTACTCAAGGAGGGCTTTAATGAAGAGAGTTTTATTAACGTACATAAATATTCTTCTTTTGAAGAGGCAGTAAATGATGTCCGTGAACTGTATAATAATGAAGAAAAATATAAAGCTAAATTATCACAACCCTGGTTTATTAACAATAAATTAAGCAAATATTTTGATTGTAATTATCTTTTAAACTTTTTAGAAAAGGTAGTGGAAGCATGAATTTAGAATTAATAAAAAAATATTTTGACCCTAAAACAATTTTAGACATTGGCGCAAACGTTGGCCAGTTTTATCATGAAAGTAAGAATATTTTCAATAATAGTAAATATTTTTTAATAGAAGGTAATAAATTCTGCGAGCCTGCTTTAAAAGATTTAAATGTTGAATATTTTATAGGGCTTTTTAGCGATACTGTCAAAACAGTACCTTATTATATAAGAAAATCCGAACCTCTTTGTACCGGTAATTCTATTTACAGAGAAAAAAGTATGTTTTTTAAGGATGATGATATTGTTATTATGCAGGAGCAGACATTTACATTAGATGATGTATTAAATGATAGAATTTTTGATTTTATTAAAATTGACGTACAAGGCTCAGAGTTAGATATTTTAAAAGGTGGTAGTAATGTTGTAAAAAAAGCTAAAGGTATTTTATTAGAATTATCTATAGAAGAGTTTAATATTAACGCACCACTTTACAAAGATGTTGAAGACTACATGAACTCAATTAATTTTTCTAAAAAAGAAACATTGCAACAATTAAGACACCCTCAGCATCATTATCATATACAAGACGATGTTCTTTTTATAAATAATTCAATATTATGAATATTGAAGAAAAAAAACAAAGCATTGAAAGGGGTTGGTGCGTACATGATGAAACAGGCAACGGATTTACAATGCAAAATCCTGATGCTTATTACGCAGTTTATAGCTTATTTGAAAAAATTAATATTGATATTGTTGTAGAAATCGGGACACATCACGGGGGGTTTACAAGCATGCTATACACTGCACGTAAAAAACTTAACAAAAATATAAAGATATATTCTTTCGACCCTTATATAGACGCGGCAAAATCGCTAGCTGAAGAACATAATTTTATCTTTTTAAAGCAAGATTTAATTTCAGATACTAAGCTTGTAAATGAAATTTTTAATTTTGAAGGTAAGAATAAAAGAATAGCTGTTTTTTGTGATGGTGGTAATAAAGCGTTTGAATTTAATTTTTTTAGTAAATTTCTAAAACCCGGTGATATTATTGGTGCTCATGATTATGCAAAAGACGAAAATACATTTAATATTAAGATAAAAAATCGTATATGGAACTGGGCAGAGATTATGCTAAAAGATGTTCAAGAATCTTTAATCAACTATAATTTAGTAGATCTACCCTATAATCTCTCTGAAGAGTTTGAAGATACAGCATGGCTCTTAAAAATGAAACAATGAAGGATATTGCTTTACTCACGGTATTATTTGACTATCCTGAATACTATCAACCAATTTATTATAATAATGGGCTAAAATATTTTAATAAAGAAGATATATACGTTGCGAGATTCAATAATTTAGTTCAAGGCGGGTCATATTACGATAAACTATACAAATATAAAATTGTTTATTTGTTAGATTTTATAAAAGAAAAATTATTAAACTATAAATATATTATTTTTAGCGATGCAACGGATACAAATTTCTACAGAGACCCTTCAAATATAGTAAACGATTTTACTATCTTTAATTGTAATATTTTGTTTTGTTCAGAGATTAATTTGTGGCCACCTATTAACGAATCACAACTTTATAATAATAAACCTAAACTATCTCCTTATATGTATTTAAATTCTGGTTTATATATGGGATTAACAGAGCATATAATTAAACATTTGGAAAATATTATAACTAAAGATTTCCGCCCTTATGATGATCAAGCTGTATGGGCTATTGAGTATTTACTTTCAGAAGATATAAAACTTGATCAAGAAAGAAAAATATTTTTTAGCACTTTAGATTCAAAAGACGATATTATAATTGAAGATAATAAACACACAATAAAAACTAATCCTTATATGATTCATGATAATGGACCATTTAACGAAAAAACAATTAAACTTTCACAGATTCTATGAGCGTCACGTTTTGTTCATTAGCTACAGGGGAAAATTATGTAAAAAGCGCGGTTAATTTGCATAATAATATTAAAAACAATACAACAAATTCCTTATCTTTAATAGCAACAGATTCTTTAAGCTCAATTCCTAGTTATTTTACTTCCGTTTCTGTAGAGGGCCATCCTATACGCTCTAAAAATGGTGCTTGGTATAATTATAATCTTAAATTTTTACCAATAAAAAAATCTATCGATCTTAATTCTGACTATATTATCTTTATAGATGCTGATTGGGATACCTATACGCATTTTCATGAAGATAAATTTAATCTTTTATTTAGTGAAATGGAAAAAAATAATTTAGATTTTGTTTTTGAGCGACCTCATAATATCGGTGTAAGTAAGAGAAATTGGGATCATTGTTTCTGGCGCCACAAAATAAAACCATACAATTTGGATGTTATTGATGATTATGATGCAGGTCATGTTTGTAATGAACAAATTCTTGTTTTTAAAAATAATGAAAAGCTTAAAGTTTTTTCAGATTTCTGGGAAAAATTATTTTGGCGTTCACATGAAGAAGAAATTTGGGCATTTGCAGAAGGTGTAGAAATCGGTATGTCTTCCGTGGTTGCAAATTTGAGTTGGGATTATAATTTATTAGGATGTTTAAGGGAATGTTTTCATTTTCACGATATTTTAGGAAATCATTGGGTTAGATTCTAATGAATAATAATATTACTTTAGTAACAGGTATTTTTGATTTAGGAAGAAATAATGCCGGCGAGGGGTTTAAAAGACCGTTCTCACATTACATAATTAAATTTACCGAACTTTTAAGAGCATTAAAAGACTATAATTTAGTAATATATATAGAGGAAAGATATCAAGATATTGTCTGGCAAAATAGAGAAGCATATAATACTCAAGTAAGAATTAAAGAAATAGAAGAATTTAAATCTTTCCCTTTTTATGATCAAGTTTCATTTATTAGAAAAAATGAAGTTTGGTTAAATCAAGCTGGGTGGTTACGGGAAAGCACTCAAGCTACTATGGATTTATATAATCCTATGGTTATGTCTAAGATGTTCTTTTTGCACGATGAGAAAATAAGAAATCCATTTAATACAGATTACTTTTTTTGGATTGATGGTGGGCTTACTAATACCGTGCACCCTGGTTATTTTTCTCACGATAAAGTTTTAGATAAAATTACTGATTATGTAGATAAGTTTTTATTTTTAACCTTTCCTTATGAAACAGGAGGAGAAATACATGGATTTGATAGGTCTAAAATAAATCAACTCGCGCAAACAAACAATGTAGAATATGTATGTAGAGGGGGGTTTTTTGGCGGTCATAAAGATTATATAAGCGATATAAATGGGGTATATTATAGTTGGCTTAATTCAACTCTTTCCGAAGGTTATATGGGTACAGAAGAAAGTATTTTTACCTTACTTACCTATTTATATCCTGAATATTTTCAAAAGCATATGATAGGCGGAGATGGGCTCGTATGGAAATTTTTTGAGGATTTAAAAAACTTTGATAAGAGTAGCACCTCGATTTCTCAAATAAAAAATTTTTCAGGTATTAATCTTTACGTCATTACTTTTAATTCTCCTAAACAGTTTGAGAGGTTAATAGAAAGTTATCTTCAGCAGCCCGGTTTTATTCGTGAAACTAAGAATTACTTACTAGATAACAGTACAGATTCTTCTACTCTTGAGGAATATAAACAACTTTGCTTAAAATATAATTTTGAACATATTAAGAAAGATAACTTAGGTATCTGTGGAGGAAGACAGTTTATAGCCGAGCATTTCGAACAAACGGACTCAAAATATTATATTTTCTTAGAAGATGATATGAATCTCTATGTTGGTAGTGAAGTAAGCTGCATCAATGGATTTTCTAGAAAATGTAAAAATTTATTTTATAAAATAAACAAAATTATGGATAAAGAGCAGTTTGATTTTCTTAAATTTTCTTTTACAGAATTTTACGGTAGCAATGCTACACAATGGGCTTGGTATAATGTCCCTCAAAATGTACGAGACAGATTTTGGCCGAATTATAATAAATTACCACCTATAGGATTTGATCCAAACGCACCTAAAACAGTGTTTAAAAATATAAATTCTATGGATGGATTGAGTTATATAGATGGAGATATCTATTATTGTAATTGGCCTCAAATAGTATCAAGAGAAGGTAATAGAAAAATGTTTATTGAAACAAAGTGGGCACATCCTTTTGAACAAACGTGGATGTCTTACATGTATCAATTAACAAAAGCAGATAGACTGAGGGGAGGTGTTTTATTACTCTCTCCTATTCAACATGATAGGTTTGATTTTTACGAAGGTTCTTTAAGAAGAGAAAATTAAATTTCATTTTAATCTTTTAATGTTTTAGTAAATAATAATGTGAATGTAATTAATTACGTTTTATCTAGTTATCAACAACTAGGTTATCCAAATATAATTAATCACTATCTGTTTTTAGATCCAGTATATGAAACAAATATAGTTTGGCCAGCTTGTGCAAATGGAAGCTTTTTCGATCAAACAGTTGGTGGTTTCGTGTACCCCGTAACTGCAAACGGCGGCTTATTCTTTCCCTGGGGCTACCCTATTAATAATACAAGTTTAAGTGCTTATCTTGGTACTTTTAAAGGTGCAACAACCTTAACATTTATACCCTCTTCAATAGATAATAGTTATTTTCCCACTCTTAAAATAGTTTATAATTTTGATGACGAAAAAGATATTTTAAATATAGAAAAAAATCTAGTTTTAAACGTTTTACCTACAGTAGCGACTTTAGATCCCGGTACACCAAATTCTACTAATATAAGCCATACTTATTACCCAAGAAATAATAAAATTACTACTTATCACCCAACAGTAACAGTTTTGAATGGAAATGTAGTTTCTAATTATTTTAAATTTACTCTATCTATCGTACCTGATACACTTTTTGATTACGATGAATTTAGACTTATTAATTCTGCTCAAATTACTAAAATAGATGAAGCTTTTGATAAAAGTTTAGAAGTATTTGAAATTTCAGAAAATAATACTCATTTTGTTTCTAACTTCTTACTTTTAAGTGCAGATCCTTCTCTCATTGTACCAAAAAGCGCAATTGCTCTACCTACCCCTACACCCTCTATAACACCAACTATTACTCCGACTATATCTATAACGCCTTCTGTTACCCCAACTATATCTATAACGCCTACTATTACTGAAACCCCAACTACTACCCCTACAATTACACCAACCATAACCAATACTCCACCGATAACACAAACACCAACTATCACTCCTACAATTACACCTTCCATTACAATTACCATAACATCTACAATAACTGAAACACCTACTCCCACAATAACACCAACTCTAACTAATACGCCAACGATTACACCGTCCTTAACACCTACAAATACCCCTACAATAACAGAAACACCTACACAAACACCCACAGTTTCTTTAACACCCACAACATCAATAACACCATCTATCACACAAAGTATTACACCTACAATAACACAAACACCTTCAATTACACCTTCACTCACCCCAACTATATCTCCCACGCCAACTATATCTATAACCCCTACAAATACACCGACAGTAACGATAACTCCTTCAATAACGATTACTCTCTCACCAACAATAACCCCTTCTGTTACCCCAACGTTGAATCCGTTTAGCAGGTCCTTGGTAGGTGATTATCCTAATACAGTTATAGCAGACGGTATTTCTATGAATACTACAAGCTCTAATGAAACGCTTTATTACAATGGAAACGATCCATTCGGTATTGGCGCTTCGATGGTAATTAGGGTTAGCTCAGTAATTAGAGCATTTGTTACTTTTGGGGGTAATAGGATAGGACAGCCATTTGGGTTTAGCCTTACACCTAATGGACCCGTCCAATATACGGGTGTGTTTACTAATGGAGATGTCAATTTTTAATTAAATAAATTTATGGATGTATATACATTATCCTCAACATCGTTTTTTGGTCTTTCTTCATCTTATACATACGATAAAACGGTAAAATTTAATGAATTTATTAATTTTACCGAACAGGGTATTAATGTACCGGTAAATGAAGCGTTTAGAGAATTAAACGATAATAAGCTTAATAATTTTTCAAGTTTATTTTTATCAAAAAAAGATTTTATTTTAAGTAGCTTAAAAATCGATACCTTATCAAAATTAGAGGACGAAGGATTCTCTACTTTTTTTGCTGCTAATGCTGTGGGGTCTGTTACTCCTTCGAGCAGGTTTTGGATGGTAGGTGAACCCCCAGTTACTATTAATACTGCTGTTCTCAAAGTATCTGGAGATTATAGCTCTTTCAATAATCAATATCTTTTTGATATTGAATTGCTTGATAATAAGTTCTGTAAAATATTACATGAAAATGAAGGTATTATAAGATATTTAACTGTTGATTATACCGGTAATTTATCTTTTTGTAAAGATACAGGGTTAGATGGTATTGGTGCATATAGCCCGCAAATATTTTATTATGTTTACGATAGAAGATATGATTATATTATACTTTTAAAAAACATTAATGATATTGCTAAGTTTGTATTTTTTAACGCTAATACCGAATCTTTGACGCTTGTTGATCCTATTACAGGTACTAATGTCTCCTATAATGTACAATCTGTTTTTAGAGTACGCTCTAGAAATCCAATACCTAATAATACTCTATTATATGACCCATGGGTTAGTTATAAAAGAGACTTTAAAACGAATTCTCAAGATATTAATAGTGAACGAAGTTATGAACAAATTCAATCCAACATACTTTTTCATAATGAATTTTTTAATGTCTCCGGTTCATCGCTTAATTTAAATTCAATTTCTCTAAAAAATACAAATACCCCTGAAAATTTTCAATCTAGAAATAATCCTTTTTTTAACGAAAATAATGTAGAGTTCAGAGACTATCAAACTATTTTTTCTGGAAGCAATCAAAAATACGGTAATGATAACATCTCATTAAATTATGAAAGCTATACTTCTAATATACTTCTTAAAAAAGATAAAGTTACTTACTTTCATATTCCACAAAATTTCTATCCATTTTTAAGACTTAATATCAACGATTCAGGGTTAACAGAAGCGGGTGCTATCGCCGGTGACCACCCGATAAAAGCCGATAAAATCTTTAAAAAGAAAGCAGATTACAAGTATACTACTAATTTTGGCGATACTTCGGAAGAAAATTCCGGAGAATTTTTATGCGCATGGCTTTCCGGTAATCGTGATATAAATGTAAAACCTATTTGGGTTGATAGATATTATAATCCAAGAATTACTAGTTTTTTTAAAGCTTTAACTTCCAGAGAGCTTCAAGCGGTACGTTATATTTCTATTTTTGATTGTTTAGTTGATAAAGCTCAAGAAATTTTCGGTGAGGTAGGGGTATTCGATAAACCTTCCGATTTAATTTTTGAAAAAGGCACTTATTACGCCTACCATCACTACGGGCCTAAAGATACAGAAGACTTTATTAAATCCATATCTGAAAAACTAATAGATAAAAAAATACCATATTATAAATTTGCTAATGGTTCAAACGTTCTTCCTTCAGTTGATCAAGCCAATATATATTCATTTGAAGGCGATAGGTATGGTATTACAAGTAATTTATCTGCTATTCAAGATTCAGGACAATTTACTCTTATTTTTGATGCTTTCAGTACAGATTGGAATGAGCCTCTTGGATATCAAATCATAGGTAATTATGATAGAGACGGATTCGGTATTTTTAATACTAATCTTGTTACCCCTACATTTTTTATAAACAATTTAAGTTCTATAAATGTAACTAATATTAGTTTTGATTCCCTTAATAATATTAGATTTGATTCAGAGCTTAAAGGTATTATAAGATTACAAGGGCTTAACGATTTTTATTTAATTTTTAACGATAATTCCTTTAGAAGATATAATATATCATTTGCTGAAACAAGAAAAAGTACTCCACCCGGTGCATTTAAGCTTAAAAATTTAATTAGTTTAGATTATGATGAAGAATATGCATATGCGTTAATTGAAAATACGCCAGGTAGTAAACGGGTCCTTCAGTTAAATTTAAAATCTAATGTAATTACTGAATCACAGTTAACACAGTCATTTGCACCTAACATAGGATTTTTAAATTTAAATTCTAGCTCAACAGTAAACATATATAATCAAAAGCTTTACTTTACAAATGGAATAAAATCAGAAAGAATAGGTGATAAAATACTATTTCTGACTGAAAATAGAAAAAACGTATTATCATGGGACACCACGCAACTACAAACTACAACCGCATTTAGATCTAATACTGTAATAAACGACTTTACAATTGATTTTGATGGAAATGTTTGGTTATTATACAATAATAACAATTTTGCAAAATATACTTTAGATAGAAGTTTTATATTATCCGGTGTAGCAGATAACGAATATAAAAATTTTAAAGTAGATATAGCTGCCGATTTTAGTGAAGGTAATTATAATCAATACGCTATAATTACGTCTTATCTAGGTTCTTCTAATAAGAATATAAAATATAAAAAATACGATGTTAATGGTAATTTAGTATCTAATACTCTTTATTCTGGCATTACTTCTAATGCTTCAAACTTCTCTAATTCAAATTTCTTAAGATCGTTTGTAAAATCAAGATATGGCAATAGTAATCTTAATCTTAAAGCAAAACTTATTAATGTTTTTAATTCTAATGATACAGCTGAGTCAGAAATTATTTTTAGTCTTTCTTCGTTAGACGTGGGATATCATAATTTTGCTATACGTTTCGATGCGGATAACGGTATTATGGAGCTCTTTGTTGATGGGCAAATAAAAGGCACTAGCACATTTAAACCTAGAAAATATAAATTCAGTAATTTAATTCAAAGACCTTTTTTAATAGGATCATCTAACTACACATTTTCGATTCCTTTATTTTCCTATCTTAAAAATAATTCATTTTTAGTAGATAATTTAAAAATAAAAAATCTCTACTTATACAGTAAACCTCTATACGACTTTGATATTTTTATGCATACTAGAAAAGGCATGGATATAAGGGATATGAGATTTGACGTCGCGTGCGGTATGAGAAATTACGTAGAAGAAATAGAACGATTCTTCAAAATAAGCAATCCCGGTTCGAAGTCAGCACAATATAATCTAACAATAAGAAACAGTGGTATTACTGATCCTGAACTTAAAATAGAATTAGAAAAAAGAATTATAAATCTTCTTAATAATTCTGTACCTGGATATACAAAATTAAATAAAATTAAATGGAGTAATTAATGAATATAACAGAAGAGGCATTACAAAATAATATTGTTTTTGATAGATATTTAGATAGTATACTCGAATTACCTAAAAGTATTGAGGAAATAAAAATACAAGCAAACGATACAGTTTCAAGTAGTCTTCTAAATTTAAAAATTAAATATCTTCACGATAATTTTCTTTACCTATACAAACAAACTCTTATTTCGTCAAATCTTATACCTATCTCTTCTACTGCTATTGCCGGAATTACAGGTAATGATACGAATGTTACTTTTTATTATGGCGCAAGCACGAGTCAATTTGTACCTCTTTCGACACAACCTTCTTATACAGGTGTAGATAATACAAACGTAATGGTTCTTGTCAAAAATATTAATAAAGATCAGTTCACTGCGTTTGCAGGCTATAACACCGCATTGAGAGCTTATAATTTTGATTTTAGCGGTACGTATTTTGATAACGTGTATACTACTTCGGAAGTTAACCCTGGGTTTGGTGTTATCTTTAAATCGCTTACCGCACTTGCAGCCAACGAAACTTATTTATTTGCTGTCGATTCTAAATTAAATCAAATTATAAAATACGATATATCCGGCTTTTCCACGGATAATAATGTATTGAGAAATAATTTAATATATGTCGATTCTATCGGTAATTTCGGCACTTCATTTTCGAAATCCGAATTTAACTCCCCCAGAGGAATAGCTGTTTATAATAATATTTTACAAGTTCTTGATTCAGGTAATTTATGTGTTAAAGAATATGATTTAAATTTCAATTGGATACAAACATATAGACTAAATGTAGATTTAGCTTCTTCTTATCCCATCGATATAGGTATTGATTATACAGGAAGATCCTATATTTTAACTAATGATAATTTTATTTTTAGATATAGTAATAATTTTCAATCAAAAGAAAAATTTGATTTAAATATTTTTAAGCTAGAAAACGAATCTTTTAATAAAATCGTCTTTTCAAAAAACAATACAAATGTTTTTTATTTAGCATCTAATAGAAATATATATAAAAGATTTGTTAGTGACCCTAATGATAATATTGGAAAATATTTATTATATCTTTTTAAGTATGATGTGCCTAATGAAATAATTACAGCATTTGGTTCAACATCAGCTATAGGTTGCGATAAAAATCTAGTATTTACAAAATTTGGCAATACAGGTAAGTTTGGTCTTTTTTACGATAATTTAAATTTATATGATATTTTAGCAGTAAGAAATTTTGATGTATATAATTACGATGAGCTTGTTATTAACAAAGATGAATACTTACAAAATTGGATATTCAACAAAACTATATCTAAAATTATAATCAATCATATGAGATTAAGAGATCAGATTATAGGTAAGTTTTTAGCCGTAAAGGATAATAGAGGCAATCCTATTTTTAGAGGTTCGCGTTATCTTTTACCTTTCGAACTTAATTCAATTTATTTCGAGCAAGATCTTTCATTTTATATAGGTGCTAATGAAATTGTCTCAAACAATATAATTAATAGAGCCTTTAATAAAATTTTTGATATTCAATCACTATTATTAAATGTTTTAAAACCAGATAACACCAAATCACCATTGTTAGGCATACCGGTAACATTAAATTAATATGAAAAACTTTTTATTTAAAATTAATAAGAATATAGGTAATGATAGAGTTATACCTATTCTACCGTCCCCCACCCCTACTATAACACCTACCCCCTCGATAACACCGACGCTTACACCAACACCTACTATAACACCTACTATTACTAATACACCGACAATTACACCTACTATTACTATAACACCGACAAAATCACCTATTCTTACTACTACACCTACACGTACACCTACGCTAACACCTACTCCTACTATAACACCCTCACCTATATTTTTAAGGTCTATTGTTGGTAATTATCCTAACGTTGTCGTTCAGGATGGTATTGCTATAACTACATCTTCTGCGAATGAAACGCTTTATTATAACGGTAATGACCCTTTCGGAATAGGAAGTATAATGTTAATTAAGGTTAGCGGTGTTTTGAGAATGTTCGTTACATTTTCAAGTAATAGAATAGGTCAATTATTTGGCTTTAGTCTTACACCTGGAGGTCCAATCCAATATTCCGGTTTATTTGTTGACGGGGAAGTTAATTTTTAATGAAAACTTTAACCGGTCCATATAATTTTTTTACATATAGTAATACTGTACTTACAGCAATTTCTTGTTTTGGTAATATAGTAAGAGCTGTAGGTTACACAGAAGATAGAAATGCACAGCTAGGGTACATACCCGGTATACCTGCAGATTTTAATCAAATAAACTTTTTTTTACCCAATTCAGGTTATTATGTTCAAGTTTCTTCACCTATTACTATATATTTTAATGAACCATCTTCAATACCCGAAGAGGGAATCTATATCTTTAACGCATATAATTTTATAACCTATCCTTTTGAAGACAGATCTATTTCACTTTATTCTTCTACGCTTTGCTCTGCTATCGGAACATTAGATTCGTCTAACACAACACAAATTGGATTTAGACCGGATATACCGTTTACATTTAACGCGCTTAAAACACTTTCCTCTCTTTCAGGGTATTATATGCATGCTAATGTACCGTTTTATATTTTAGGGCCTTCTCCTACAGTTACGCCATCTATAACGCCTACACCCTCTTTTACACTTACACCAACTACAACTGAAACCCCAACACCTACAGTAACTTTAACGCCCACCATAACACCTACGGTAACTGAAACGCTTACACCTACTATAACACCTACTGTTACAGAAACGCCTACTGTTACGCCCACACAATTTTTATCCCCGACACCCACACCTACAATAACACCTACTGTTACGGAAACTCCCACCGTTACACCTACTATAACACAGACACCTACTTCGTCTATTACGCCTACTATATCCATAACACCCACGGCAACTATAACACCTACATTAACACAAACGCCTACAAATACCCCTACCATTTCAATTACCCCAACATTAACTCAAACCCCCACACAATCACCTACCTTATCAATTACACCTACAATTAGTATCACCCCAACATTAACACAAACACCTACTGTTACACCTACAATTAGTATCACACCTACATTAACACAAACACCTACTGTTACACCTACCATTAGTATCACCCCTACATTAACACAAACACCTACTGTTACACCTACAATATCAATTACACCTACAATTAGTATTACTCCAACCACGTCGATCACACCCACAATTAGTATTACTCCGACAATAACTCAAACTCCTGATGCTACTATTACACCTACATTAACACAGACACCTACGATTACACCTACTATATCGATTACACCTACAATTAGTATTACACCTACATTAACACAGACACCTACGATTACACCTACTATATCGATTACACCTACAATTAGTATTACACCAACCCGAACTAAGACGCCTACAATAACACCTACTATATCGATTACACCTACAATTAGTATTACACCTACATTAACACAGACACCTACGATTACACCTACTATATCGATTACACCTACAATTAGTATTACACCAACCCGAACTCAGACGCCGACAATAACACCTACTATATCGATTACACCTACAATTAGTATTACACCGACATTAACACCTACAATTAGTATTACACCAACCCGAACTCAGACGCCGACAATAACACCTACTATATCGATTACACCTACAATTAGTATCACACCAACCCGAACTCAGACGCCGACAATAACACCTACATTAACGCAAACACCTACAATTAGTATTACACCAACCCGAACTCAGACACCTACTCCTACATGTACACCTGTAAATTTTGAATATAGCTTAAGCGATGTATCAAATGCCCCCGGTGGTGTTGATTCACCTGCAGGATCTATTAATATTGCTTCTGAACCTTCACCGAGAAATACAGGTGTATTTTACTTTAACGGAGATAACCCCATCCCTGTAGATAATGCTCCAGCTCTCTTATATATTAAAGATAAAAACGGAAATATATGGATGGCGATAAATTACTTACAGCAAAGATATACAGACGGGGAAACATTTGGATTTAAATTCACGTCAACAGGAAGCATATTTACTTCTACATTTAATGCTGCAGGTCAAACACTAGGCGTATCATATATTTCGTTTAATTACCCATAATAATATGAATTTTAAATATAGCCTTCAAGGACCTACAGGTACATTCGGTTTATATTCACCCAATAACTCTTTGGATATTTTATGTGATTCAAAAAGCTTATTTTTGTTTAATACAGACTCTTTAGAAAATTATAAAACAGAACTAACATTAATAATAACAAATAAAAATGGAAATCATGAAATTTTAGTTAATTTCTTAGATAATAGAGTAATAAACAATGAATCATTTGGCTTTATTCCCGAAAATAGCAATTCTATATTTTATGGTGAGTTTAGTAGGGGTTCATATGGTGTTGTTCTATGTAGTTTTGAGTTTTAAACATTAAATAATTGGATGGCCGATATCAATATTAAGGGTAGATATCGAATATATACCCACGATGGGACTATTCCCTTTGATTTTACCACGTACGCTAATAACTTATGCGTTATACGACGTCCTAATGAAAATACGTTTGTAACCGTGAGACAATATGTACCCGGTCCGGGTGCTAAACCTTTTACTACATTTGAACCCGGTTCTTCTTATACGATATCAACTAAAACAAATGATTCTGAGTTTAGTATGGGACCTTA